GGTAGGGGTAGGGGTAGGGGTAGGGGTAGGGGTAGGGGTAGGGGTAGGGGTAGGGGTAGGGGTAGGGGTAGGGGTAGGGGTAGGGGTAGGGGCACGAAAAAACCCGCCCTTTTCGGGGCGGGTCGTTGGTTGCGTTGCGTTGCTTTGCGTTAGCTTACGCGGCGCACGCTCCGCACCGCAATCAAATTTTTTTCCCCTAGCGTATAACAAGCAAATTCCTTTTTCTCGGCAAATTCAGACGCGAGGCAAAGGGACTCGATCACGGCACGGGAGACGCTTTTCCCGTTGAGACGGAAAACGGTTTTGCAAGCGCGGGGCGTGCCGTCGCTGTTGTTCACGGGGTAAAGGCGGAGATAGAAAGCTCCCTTGTGCTCTATCAAACGATTCTCCATGCCGTCAACCCATTTGCCCCACGGTAAACCCTGATTCTCTGCGGGCGCGTCGCCATTGGCGCGGGCCTCGATGACCGATTGGCGGTTGTCGTGCTTTGCGCCGACTTGAACCGTTGAGCGGACTGATTTTGTGATGATGTCGGAAACTCCTTTGCGGGTTTTCATCGGGCGGCTCCATGAGACGCCAACAAATTGACCGGCGGGCACGCTCAAAAGTGCGGCGGCGATTGGTGACAAGGTGGCGGTTGCGGTTGCGGTTGCGGTGGCGGTGGCGGTGGCTGTTTTCATATGTGTTTTTTTTGTGTTGTTGTTGGTAACGAAAAACAGCGTGCATTTTTATTTGCCGAATTCAAGAAAAAAATCGCACGAACTATTTTTTTATTTTTAGAAATTCGCTTGACACGTTTTTTGTTTTTTTGGTAGGATGCGAAAAACACTATAGCGAATTCTATAGTGGCGCGAGGAAATGATATAGCGTTGTATCAAAAATGATATAGCACTATATCAAAAAGTATATAGCGCTATATACACCCCCCGCCCTTATATAAAAAAGTATATAGCGAATTGTATAGGGCGCGGGGGGGGATGGTAATTCCTCACTCTACCATCAATTTAAACCATCTTAATTTAATTACCCCCAAGGCTATCTTTACTTATCTCACTTACATTTACTTGCTTTACTTACCCTTGATTAGCTTATATATCTTACCTGTATATAAACATACCTAAAAGAAACACTATCCCCCCACCCTTTTCTGAGAAAATGAGAAAATATCTAAAAGAATAGGAACAAAAACTCACTTTCCGGGCGGGGGAGAATTTTACCTAGCCTTTGGCTTAATTCCTTCTTCTTCTAGCTGTTTATCATAGGCTAAAGAAACGAGCATAGCTTCTTCATGTGTTTCAAAATAACCTAAATGTTTGCCGCATCTTTTAACACGGTATTTTTTAGATCCATCTTTAAACGTTAATATGAATATTCCGTACTTATAATTTTTTAGTTTTTTATTGTTATTATTTTGCTTCATAGTAACTTCATATAAATTAGATATAGAGTTATTTAAGGGATTTTTATCTCTATGATCTACAAGCATATTTATTTCAGGCCAACGCTTGTGATACATAGTATATAGCAAAGTATGAACATGGTGATTTTTTCTTTTAAACGAGGTCCTTTTGTATCCGTTCCATATACTAGTAATCTCTTTGCCTGAATTTCTGTTAGTTAATGTGCCTTTTTCAAAATCAGCGATAAATGACTCCGACAAATCTTCTGGAGTTGGTCTATTTTTGTATTCAAAATAAAGCTTTACAAACTCGTCTATATCCATATGCTGGCTTCTTTTATAACGAAAAATCGCATCTTTTTCTTGAAAAGACATAGATAGCTCTTCTGGCTGTTGATTTTCTTGATTCATAAATTAACCTTCGTTGAAAAATTCTCCGTGTAATTTTCGACCTATTTCATCTCGCCAAGCTTTAAGTATTTGAATTGTAGCTTCAACAAATTCTTTTTTAACAGTCATCGACTTGAAATATTTCTTCCCATTACAAGAAACACAAGCATCAACACGCACGCGATCATCAGAAATAGAACGCACAAAAACACCTTTTACCCCTGATTTGTTACTTTCGTACAATGATTTGTTACTGGCGTTTTGAGAATTAGTACTTTCTCTTAGATTGCAAGGTCTATTATCTGTTTTATCTTCATTTATATGATCTACCTTATAGCCTTTTTTGGCCCAACGACCATTATGTAAACAAAAAATAATTTTATTAAGAAAAACCGTAAAATAATAACCCTCAAATTTTATACTGGCTACTATATATCCCTGACGTTTTAAAAAGCCAACTTTATCACCAGCCTTTTTATTACCACTGTTGTTTTTTAAAAACAAATTTCCATCTTCGTCATGATAATACATCTTAGCTAATTGTTCTGGAGAAATAACATCTTCAATCCTTTTTTTTGGCCCCTTATACTCCCAAACATCCATTGCATAGTTGAAGTTTTCTATTCCGCCGATTCTTTTTACTAAGAGTCTAATTTCAGCAAGCATTTCTGCCGTCACAATTAACTCTTTTTTTTGATTTGTTTGTTTTGCTTTTTTAGTTAGCGCCATATAAATACTTTACTTAACCTTTTCCGCTAAAAGCGCCAACAACTCATTAGAGATATCTTCTTTATCTACCGTATAATCAGGAAGAGTAGTAGAAGAGCCTGAATAATGGTCAAATTCGGAAACTTGAACGTAATTCAACGGCCCCAAATGCGCCAAATAGCGACATTTTTCTTCGTTATAGTCTTCTGGAAGGTTATCGAACAACCAAACAGCGCCCGGTTCAATTTGAGGAATTTTGCCAGTGCGCCCGCGAATATCCTCACGAGAGTATATATCTTCGGCCTCAAATCCAAAGGAAAAGGCTTTGTTCATGGCAAGAGCATAGTCTCTTGTAGCTACTGTGAGCATAAAAACCTTAGCCTTCTTACGAGCTTGCTCAAGAAACGCGACAGAACATTCTCTAACCTTCGTATTATAATGCTCTTTTGAGCTTAAAGTTATCTTTTGATAACCGGGCATAACTGATTTGGAGAATAATCCATAAGTATGGATTAATGTTTCATCTAAGTCAACGAATATGTATTTGTTCATGTTATGCCTTAATTAAAAATATTAAAAATAGCTCAATCAAAGTTGCTAATTTGAATCCCAAGTACAAGGTCATCCCCAGTACTATCCTGTTTTTCAGTGTTTTCATTAAATTTTGGTATTTTGTGTAGGTATGGTTCTAAATCAAATCTTCCAGCGTGAAATTCGGCGTGGCAGTTCTTGCATAATGGGGCGCATTTCTGTAGTTCTTTTATAAGTTCTTCATCATCTAATTTTCTTCTACACTCTCCTATCTCAAACTTTTTCTCTGACGGGACAATGTGATGAAAGTCTATTGCTTCCGGAACAGAATGTCCGCATCTGATACATGCGCCGCCTAAATGGTTAATATAACTAATTTTTAAACATCTTGCTACATCTCTCCTCGTTTTTAAATTTCTATGTGGAGTTTTATCATGGCATTCTTTACAACTTCCCCTAAGACCAAATCGACCTGCCTTATTCACATAGAAATCAGAGAAAAGCTTAAGCAATTTACAAGCACGACAAGTTTTATGTGTTACAGTTTGATGCGTCACTAAAGTATCAACTATTGTATCAGTTTGCGTCATTCAAATCCTCTTCATAAGGTGGCTGAGAACCATTTTTAATATAAAAAAACAATTCTTTTAAGCCTTTAACAAAGTCACGCCCGGCTTCTTTAGAGTTAAAGGTCATTTGAATCAAGAATGTTAAGCCTCCCAGCACAATAAAGGCTGGGATAGCTAATAGCGCCCAAATTAATCTAAAAACTAAGCTTTTCATTTTAGGTCCAAAACTTTTCGCGGTTTTTAACCACAAAGTCGCACAAAACTGTGTCGCATTCGTTAAGGTGTTTGTCCATTTCAATGTAAGCTGTGAAATTATCATTCTCTAAACTCAAAGCGTGATTGTGAATATCGTCTAAAAGCTTTTGCCGTCCACCTTTAGCGTAATCGTAAGCTTCTTTAAGTTGTTTAACGAATTGAATTTCCTTTTCAGTCTCTGAACAAATATGTTCAAGATATTTTTCTCTTTCAACTAGCTCAACAACGCAAGCAAGATGAAACAAAACAATAATTTCGACCATATCCATTTCTCCGCTCTTATCAAACACAGCGTTACGAAACTCTTTGCGTGGATGACGCAAGAAATTCTTGATTTTGCGCTTAATAAATCGGTAATTGGAACCAACTGAATAATAGCAATCATCATAAGTTTCTCTTAGGAAACGCTGAACAGGATACTGAACGGACAAGTAAGCGTAATACTTGTCCCACTCTCTAAAACCTAGAGCGTATGGCGCAACGTACCACCCAGTAGGCCAAAACCATACTTTCTTTTCTGTTTTTTCTTTACCTTGTGAAATGTATTCTTCTGCTGTCATATTATTTAGAGTTCGATTGTTCTAGCAGTGTTAATTGGTTTGTATTGTTCAGTGCAGATAGCTGCATTAACAAACATAGTGTTGTTTTTAACTTCAATGCCGTAGCCATTGTGGATATGGCCAAAAACATGAAGCTTAAGTTTAAGGTTTTCAGTGATTGTAGTGAATAAGTTGGCGCATCCAACGTGAACATTGCCCGGAGCTTTGTCAAGAATACTCATAGGTGGACCATGAGTAATCAAAACATCAGTATTTTTTGGAATCAAGTTCCAATGTTCTTGAATAGCCAATCCGCGTTTGCGATTAAACGCCCAATCAAAGAATTCTGGTTGAACTGGCGATCCCCAAAAGTTTAAACCTTCAATTGTGACGCCTTCATCTTGAAGATAGTGAATGCCCGGCGGTATGATCGCGTTGATTTCAGAACGGCTTGCTTTTTCCATCCATTTATCATGATTACCAGCGATAACAAGCTTGTATTTGTGCGGCAAAGAGCCGAACCATGCGAAAAACTCGACGCAATCAAAGTAATCGCCGCCATTACAAAAGTCTCCAGAGTGGATAATCATATCTCCATCTGGAATCTTACCTTTTAAATGACCGTGAAGTCCATGAGTGTCTGAAATACAAATAATTTTCATACGAATTCAACCATTTCTTTGTCGCCATCTACGATATACTTTAAAAATGTTTTATATTCTTCGCTAACGGTAGATTCAATACCGATTACATAAGCAGTCATTAAAATATCGGACAAGAGCTTCTCTTGCGTTTCCGTAGAGTAAGCTTTTAGCGCGTTAATGTGGCCTTCAAACTTTTTTGGAAGCTTTAACTTTGCTGGTTTTTTGTTTTTTAGATTTTTCTTTGGTTTCATTAGTTTCTACTCCATAATAATCACAAACTATGCGAAGAGCACCCGCGAGAGTGAGGTTGTATTCCAAATCCTCTGTTTCCCAACTTTCTAATTTCTTTTTAGACTGCAAAATTTTAACATTTTGCATTGTATTCTCATAATGCCATTTGAGGCTAGTTGATGTGAGACTATCGGCCAAATCTGCGCTAAAGAGAGGAATCTCTGAGAGAGTTTTTGAGTTCATAATTTTTAGAGTGGTCGGTTTTAAACCAAATGTCAAGACTTTGTGATAAGAAATCGTAAAATTCATCATCTTCTCGCACAGAATTAAAACGAATGTCTCGATTTGCGAGTTCTTGATACACCGCAGCAGTCATTGCAACGATGTCTCCTTTGTAGATTTCTTTGTTAGTTGTTAAGGTCATGCGATTTTGTGAAAAAAGTTAGCGATTGCTGTAAAAAACTTATATTTGTAGCGAGAGAAATTGCGGTAAGTGAGAGTATAAAAAATATACTTATTGTACCAAAGATTATGGTTTTTAGCGATCTGCTCTTTCCATCTCTTCTCATTTTCTAGTCTCTCTTTGTTTGATTCTTTAGTGAATTTCGCCAAAACAATGCTATCGCAAACGCCGTGAGTGAAAGTAGCTTCGTAATCTACGGAGCAGTCCCAAAGATCAAGAACGTCTCGGTAATAAGTGTAGAAAACGATCTTGCCGTGATGGTTAACTTGTTCAAGATACTCTCCGCTTCTTTCCATATGGCCGAAATCCCAAGGGCCAGATGGCTTTTCTGGCTCGACAAATTTATTCACTTCGTATTTTCGTACAAAGAGTTTTTTGCCTTGGATAATATAAGTTTCTAAGCAATTGATCAAATCTTTAGTTTGAAAATCGCCGTTATTAGAGTTTAGGCCAAGGCAAATCATTTCCTCTGAGTAAGGAAGAGTGTCGCTAACGATAATTGTGTCGAACATTCCCATAAAATTATTTATTTGGTTTTAAAGTTTTGGAAACGAGGTATCCGTCTCCTGATGGAGTGAAATCAACACTATCTCCTTCATTAAGTCCAGCCTTTTTGAGCATTTTTTTTGGAATTACAATGAAGTAGCCGTCTTTGTCTTGAAGAACAGGCACTTGCACCTTATTTTTCTTTTTAAAAATATCATCAATTCTGTTTGCGAATTCGTCAGAAGAGATAGAAGATGGGCGACGTTTTGATCCTTTTCCGTTCATAAGTTATAGTAGTTCAAGAGGTGGTTTTTCCAGTTAAAGTGTAAAAAATAGCATGGAAGATCAGATGAATTCTTTTATTTCTCAAAATTCGGTACTTTTGGTAGCGGGCGTTGCTTCGTTGCTGTTTAAAGAATTTATCATCAACATTGTCAAGAGCATTATCTTTAAAATGACATCTGGATTAAAAGAAGATGACGTTTTAATGTTTTGGGACGGCACAAAAAGCCCAGCGAGAATTGTGAGAATCGGCTTAATGTCAACAACTTTGTTTATCTACGACGTAAACGAAGAAGGAATCATTACTGGCGGCAGTCGTCTTGTTATGCAGAACGTGAAACTGGAAAATGTCAAGTTCTTGAAACGGCTAGCAATGATTGACGACGCTGATCTTAAACAGTTCAAAAAAAGTGTAAAATAATCAGATGCCTTACGTTACTTACGATAAAATCAGGGCGTATTTTACGAACGCTGATAGCGCTACCGACAACATCTTGTACGCAACTAGTTTAAGCGCATCAAACACAACTAGTTTAAAAAGAGTTAGAAGAATTGGTCAGGAGATGGATTACTACATTCAAACTGGCCCAAAAAGTTCAAGTATTTCCGCAAATGTTCTTTTAGTTTCTGGAGAAATCAACAAAATCATCAATTTAACTGGAGATTCTGTTGGCGGATCAGCAATCAAAGTTCCAGATTACCAATTTAGTAAATGTTATTTAAAAAGTTTTTCCGCATCGTTTGAACCTTGGAAAGTTGCGTCTGCCGCTTTACAATTCGACTCTTACGGATTAGCTAATGGCACAGGAGTTTACGCTTATACTGAACAGCAAGCTTCTTCTGAGGTTTTGCTCTCGCCTTTAAGAGCAACAACAATTCAATTCTCTGCTCCAAGCTTTTCCACTACTCCAATCTCACAGTACGAGAATATTTCTTTCGATATTCAAGTTGATAGAGTTCCAAATTTTGTTATTGGCTCGGAATATCCCGAAAAAGTTAGCGTTTCTAAAGTTACAAAATCTTTGCAAGTAAACGGACTGTCCAATGCAGATTGGCTATCTGATTATCAACCAAACACAACAGTAACCTGCACAATTACAATGTCGGACGCTACTGTTTTTTCGGTAGCTGGCGTTTTATCTAATCAAAGTCTCTCTGTTGATTCCAACGGAGTAGCTAAAGGAGGATTGCAGATTATTGAAGAGATGGTTTAACACTTTATGGCAAAAAAAGCCCCTAAGAACAAGAAAACTAAACCTGCGGGAATCACAATTCCGCAACTAAAACAAGAAATCAAATTTAAAGAAAGAAAATTTAAGTTTTCAGATAAGCAACAAGACTTATTAAAAATACTTTTAAACGAGCAGACCAAAATCTCTTTCATCGCTGGACCAGCGGGAACATCAAAGACATTTATGGCTGTTTACGCAGCGTTAAACCTCATTAGCAACAATGACAAAGAAATCATTTACATTAGAACAATCGCAGAGAGCGGAGAGAAATCTCTAGGAGCACTGCCCGGAACAGTTGGCGACAAATTTGCGCCTTACTTGATTCCTCTTGAGGATAAAGTTCACGAAATGATCGAAGCTACTGATGCTTACCGTCTTAAAGACGATGGTAGGCTTACCGCAATACCAGTTAACTTCCTAAGAGGCAGCACATTCACTGATAAAATCATTATTGCTGATGAAGTGCAAAACTTTACAGCTAAAGAGATTACAACTCTCTTAACTAGAATCGGAGAAGGTACAAAAATCTTTTTATGCGGAGATTTTATGCAGTCCGACATTAAAGTTAAGAATGGTTTCCTTGATTTCTTTGAACTTTTCACTGGAGAAGACTGCATGGAAAAAGGAATCTATACTTTTGAGTTCTCTGAAGAAGATATTAAAAGAAGCGAAATCTTAAAATTTGTTGTAAAGAAGATTAACAATATTAATCTCCGTTATAGAATAAAAGATGAGCAGCGCAACGTCAAAAACGTCTCAGTTGAATAGTTGGGCAAATATTATTAAGGTATTTGGCGGAATTTTGATCGCCTGTACGTTGTACTACCTAAATACAACGTATGTAAAGAAGGATGATTTTAATCCTGTTGCTTTAGAGATGAAAGTTCAGGCAGAGCAAATGTCTTACGTTAATACAGAGGTAAAAAATATTTCTCGACGCCTTTCAAAGATAGTAGATGACGAAGGAAAGCCAGTTAATACAGACAAAATGGTTGAAATACAGAAAGATATTACTAAGATATTAGTAAAGCTGGAAAACCTTAACGATAAGGTTGACCGCATATCTAAATAATAATATGGCTATCACTTTCTGTTCATCGTGCGGCGCAAAACATGAGTATGTTGGATTTGCGCCAAACTTTTGCTCAAAATGCGGTTCTTCTTTTGGCTCGAAAGCTGTTCAACAGTCAACGGCAAAAGTTCAGCAGAAACCAACTGCTATTCGCAGTTCACAAGTAGAAGACGATGACGAAGATTCTTCCGATATTGAGGAGCTTCCACACATAGAGTCGTTAGACGTTGAAATCGCAATGGAAGGAGGCTTTAAAGCCTTCAGCCTTGAAGATCTACAACGGAATCCCATGCAAGCGCAAGCTAAGAAATTCAAAGCAAAGCGCTCTGATGGTATTGATGGCCTATCTCCCGAAAAATATGGAAGCTCAAAAGCTCGGTAAGATAACCTACGAAGATAAAAAAGACATTATAGACAAAATCATTGAGAAGCACAGATATATCTGGCAGCTCAAAGCTATTTGTTGGATGGATTACGAAGATGTCGCACAGATTGTGCGATTCCATATCTCAAAGAAGTGGCATATGTGGAAGCAAGATCGCGCACTTGAACCTTGGATAGCTAGAATCACTTCTAATCAGATCAAGAACTTGCTTCGCAACAACTACTCTAACTATACTCGCCCATGTTTAGGTTGCAAGTATAATCAAGGCAACGAACCACCAGCGTGCTCGATCACACCAAGCGGAAGACAGTGTTCTGAATGTCCTTTATACAGGAAATGGGAGAAAACAAAAAAGAGTGCATACGATGTTAAGCTTTGTGTATCTATCGAAGGCCACACAGATGCTGTTCACTCAATGCGAGATCAGAATTTTGACATTTTATCTAGCGCAGCTCGCCTTCATGAAGAAATGCGCTTATACCTTGCTCCTAAGCAATACAGGGTCTATACAAGGCTTTTCGTTGACGGTGTGGACGAGGAGAAGGTAGCGGCGGAAATGGGCTACAAGACGAACGAAAAGGGTAAAAAGGCTGGATATAAACAAATCAAAAATCTTAAGAAGCTATTTAGACAAGTAGCTCTAAAAATTTTACAATCGGAGGATATTTTAAGTGGAAGCTAAACAAGAAACAACAGACATCTCTTTCACAAACGAAGAGGCAACACAAATTAGAGACTTAGCCAAACAATTTCCTGATTTAAATACTATCACGCGCAAATTCTTTGCTAATGAGAAGCTTGATGGGCGGTCTAAGCAGGGAATTGCTATTAGATCGTTCTTAGCAAGCAACAAAATCAATTATAAAACATCTAAGTATGAAAGAGCAGCGGACATTGAGTTCTCAGAGTCTCAAAAAGAGTTTATTATTGATCAAACAGCTATTGGATTGTCTGCTGTAAGAATTGCCGAACTCATTTTTCCTGATCGCAGAATTGTTAACCTTGGAGTTGAGCAAAGAGCTGTGGCAAACTTCATTAGAACGGTAAACGCAGAAGGTCAACCTGAATCCGAAAGCGCTATTGGCGTAAAGTATTTAGTTCCGCGTTCTGTTGAGCGCGTAGTTAACAAAATCAATCAAGCTACTGGCGAAAAGATCAATAAAGAAAAATTAAACCGCCAACATAAATTCTGTATTGAGAAGCTTACTATCAATTTAGCCAACTCGCGGTTTCAAAAGATCATTAACTGCTATACATCACAAGAAGATCGTAATATTTTCGAGGAAGAGTTCATTAGAATGACTTGGGACAAGCCTGACCTTACTGCTGATGAAGTTAATTTGTACATGAACGTGTGCAAAGAAATTATCAACTTGGAAACAACTTCAAGACACTTGGATAAGCTGAATAAAATGTTTGAAGATACTCAAGAGCAGAACGAAATGAGTATTCGTCTTGCCGAAATCATCAAAGCGAAGAGCGGCGAGTATCATCAATGCGAAGGCCGCGTAGAAAGCTTGATTAAAAAGCTTCAAGGTGATAGATCAGGGCGCATCAACGCTAGACAAAAGGAGAATGCTTCTATCTTAGCTATTGTTCAGCTGTTTCAAGACGAAGAAGAGCGCGCTAACATGATCAAGATCGCTGAAATGCAAAAGACTCTTGTTAGAGAGGAAGCTGGCAAGCTTGAAAGTATGGTTGAGTGGAAAGCTCGTATCTTGGGCATATCATTAGATGATGCCGTTTAAGTGCAAAGAATGTAATCAAGATTTTCCAAGCGAAAGAAGTCTTCATACTCATTTGAAGAAGCATAAGATGTCGCTTGCAGACTACTACTGCGCCCATTACCCGAAGAAAAACCTCTTAACTGGTACAAAGCTAAGCTTCAAGGATAAAGAGTCTTATTTTGAAAAGGATTTCGAGAACAGAGAGCAGTTATTAAAGTGGTGCAACTTTGAAAAAGCAGAAGTTGTTAAACCGTATATCAAACAACTGCTTGAAAGGCGAGTAGCTAACAAAGAATTAGTTGTTGCGCCTAGTCATATCGAAATTGAGACAAGCGAACTGCCAAGTATCGACTGTTTCAAGAAGCATTACGGTTCTTACTCGGCGGCTTGTTCTGAGATTGGCATAAAGCCAATGTTCACAAAGAATATCCACAAAGATTTTTACTCTGACTACTCTAACGTTAATATATTCATTGATACAAGAGAGCAGCAGCCATTGCAGTTTCAGAATCAGAGAGAAGTTAAGCTAGATTTTGGAGACTATACTGCTGGTGGGCAAAATTATTCTAAAACATTTGTTGATAGAAAATCAGAAGGTGATTTTAAGAGCACTTTAGTTGGAGAAAACTTTGACAGATTTAAAAGAGAGATCGAGAGATGCAAATCTATGGATTGTTTCTTGTTTATTGTAGTGGAATCTAGTTTTGATCAGATCAAGAACAATAACGACTTCACCTCACATAAATCCAACTTAAAATTCGTATATCACAATATGCGTTTGTTGCAACAAGAGTTCCACAAGAACTGTCAATTCGTTTTTTCTGGTAGCAGAAAAAATAGCGTAGCGTTAATACCTAAACTTCTCGTTTGCGGCCCAAAACTTTGGGAAACAGACATTCAATACTTCATAGAAAAGGATCAATCATGGCTTGGATCGTTGGCGACCAAAAAAGAAAAAGCATTTACAATAGCAATAAAGTAAACGAAGAGATTTTAAAGAAAGAAGGTTATCTAGAAGAGCGCGAAGCTAAGATTCTTCTATATAAATTTCTGCGCAGCAACATTTCGTTCGCTTCTGAGATTATTTGTGGTGTAAAACCGTTTCCGTTTCAGCATCTCGCAATTAAAACGATGTTTGAAACAGATTACTCCATGATGGTATGGAGTCGCGGTCTCTCCAAGAGCTTCACCTGTGCTGTTTTCGCTGCATTAGACGCGATTTTGAATCAAGGTGTTCACATTGGCATTGTAAGTAAAACATTTCGTCAAGCAAAGATGATTTTCCGCAAGATTGAGGAAATCGCGGACAAGCCAAATGCTATTTTCTTAAAGCAAGCTATCACAAAGGTATCTAAGAGTTCGGACGAATGGACAATGGAGTTTGGCCGCAGCAAAATTACCTGCTTACCACTTGGTGACGGTGAAAAGCTTCGTGGTTTTCGCTTTCACCGTATGATGATTGACGAGTTCTTGTTGATGCCCGAAAGAATCTTTAACGAAGTTATTATTCCGTTCCTTTCTGTTGTGCAAAATCCAACAGAGAGAAAAGAAGTATATGATTTGGAGACTCAGTTGATCGCTAGAGGAGATATGACTGAAGAAGAGCGTTTTAGATGGCCGAATAATAAAATTATTGTACTGTCTTCTGCGTCTTATCAGTTTGAGTATATGTATAAGTTGTATAAGCAATATGAATCGCTTATCAAGTTTCCGGAAAAGGATGGAAAAGGTAATTCGACTAGAGCTATCTTGCATTTCGCTTATGATGTAGCTCCTCATGGTCTTTACGATGAAAGTTTGCTGACTCAAGCCAAGTCAACTATGTCTGAATCACAGTTCCAAAGAGAATTCGGTTCTAGATTCATGGACGATTCTTCTGGTTACTTTAAACTAAGCAAGATGCACGAATGCACAATCAAGCCGCTTGAAGGACAGGCTATTGAAGTGGCTGGTCAGAAAGGTTCTGATTATATTTTAAGCTTCGATCCTTCGTGGGCAGAGAATGAATCGTCTGACGACTTTGCCATGAACCTTATTAAGCTCGATGTTCCTAATCGCAAAGGAATTCTCGTTCATAATTACGCTGTATCAGGAACTAATCTTAAAAAGCACATCGACTATTTAGCTTACTTGATGAATAACTTCAACATCGTTGGAATGTGCGGAGACTATAACGGCGGCGTGCAGTTTATTAATGCCGCAAACGAAAGCGAAGTATTTAAAAACGCTAAAATCGAAATTAAAATGTTTGAAGCTGATTTTGATTCGCCTGAAAAGTATCAAGACGAAATTCGTAGAGCAAGAAGAGCGTATAATTTAAAAGACACTCGCATTTGTTACCTTAGAGTTCCAACAAGCTCTTGGATTCGCTACGCTAACGAGTTATTGCAATCTAACTTCGATCATAGAAAGATGTTGTTCGCCGCAGAAGCTGTTGATAACGATTTCACAGCTCAAAAGAACAAGACCATTCCAATTAAAACGATTAAATTCTTCCGTGATCAAGAAGATAATCAAACGAACGATGCAAAGATGGTCGATTTCGTTGATCATCAATCTGATTTGATCGAATTGGTTAAAGCGCAATGTTCCTTAATCATTCCAACAACAACAGCTAATGGACATCAGAGTTTTGACTTGCCGCCAGAACTAAAAAGACAAAGTGGAGCAGAAAAAACCCGTAAAGACTCATACTCTTGCTTAGTATTAGGCAACTGGATGATGAAAATCTATTTTGATATGATGGATTGTCCAGAACAACAGCCGCAAACTTTTACTCCGTTCTTCGTGAGGTAAAACGAAAGTCATAAAAGTACTTTTGATACTTTTAGTGTAACTTTTAATATATAATCATATGTCGCGTTCATATAACAAGAAGTCGGACTATTGGAGCAAGTTCAACAAGCCAGAAAGCAGCTCGCTTCCTGTTCATAACAACTACGAACCAAAGCTTTTAGGAGAATCTTACTTCACAGAAGTTGCCAAAGCTTCTTATAGCCGTCCAGTTCAAGGAGCTACAGACACAGCACAGAGCACAAAGATTCCAAGAAACGGAACTGACCACAACATTCGCCGCTATGCTCTTTTGAGTCAAGGAATGCTTCCTTATCAGTTCTCTAAAGACGGTGTTGACATTCGTGATGCTATTTTGCTTTGCCAAAAGGCTTACGCAAACGTCGCTTTAGTTAGAAACACAATCGACATTGCCACAGAGTTCGCTAATACAGAGATTTATCTTGAAGGCGGCACTGCGCGTAGTAGAGAATTCTTTACTAAGTGGTTTGAGAAGATCAAACTATGGAAATTGAAAGACCAATACTTCCGCGAATACTATCGCAGCGGAAACATCTTCTATTACCGTATCGACGGAAAATTTAAAGCAGAAGATTTTAAACTTTTGTCTGGTTTAAGCGAAAACGGAGTCGTCAATAACAAGATTCCTCTTCGCTACATCTTAATTAATCCTTACGAAATCGTTGCTAAAGTTTCCGCTTCATTTTCAGAAGCGATTTACGAAAAACTTCTTTCTGAATACGAGTTAGAAAGACTCAGAAATCCAAAAGACGACGCAGATAGAGAATTGTTTAAAGCTCTTCCTGCTGATATGCAGAAGAAGGTTAAAGATAAGGCTTATTTTAGAGATGGATTAAAGATTAAACTTGATCCATCATTTTTGCTATACTCTTTCTATAAGAAACAAGACTACGAGCCATTTGCAATTCCGTTTACCTTTCCGATCATGGAAGATGTTAATGCGAAACTGGAATTAAAGCATATTGACCAAGCTATTTCTCGCACAGTAGAGAATGTATTGTTGCTTATCACTATGGGCGCGCCTCCTGACGAGGGCGGCATCAATCCAGCAAATATGGCGGCAATGCAATCGTTGTTTATGAACGAAAGCGTTGGCAGAGTTCTCGTTTCTGACCATACAACAAAAGCTGAATTCATTATTCCTGACTTAAAGAAGGTTGTTGGCGAAGAAAAATACAAGATTCTTAATCAAGATATTAAAGAAGGCTTAATGAACGTTCTTGTTGGCGACGACAAGTACAACGGTCAGACCGCGAAGATTGGCTTCTTCATGGAGCGCCTTAAAGAATCGCGCAACTGTTTCTTGAACGACATTCTTCAACCAGAAATCATTCGCATCTCAAAAGATTTAGGATTTAAAGCTTATCCTACTGCTAAATTTAAACAAATTGATCTTAAAGACGAGATTCAATATATGCGCACAGTTAGCCGTTTGATGGAGCTGTCGATTATCACTCCAGAACAAGGTATTGAAGCTATGGCTAACGGCAAATTGCCTTCTTCGGAAGAATTAAGTCCAGCTCAAGACAAACTCGTAGAAGAAAGAAAGAAAGGATACTACAATCCTCTTGTTGGCGGCGTTCCAATGACTGAAGATCCAAACGCACCAGAGCCAGCTGCTCCTGTTGCCGCTGGAAAGCCAGTTAATAAACTTTCTAGAACTCCAACGGCGAAACCAAAGAACTCTATACCTGGCAGACCGCTAGGAACAAAGTCAAAAGCTTCTACTTCTGATATTCAATCTACTGTTTATGCAGTTGACGCTTTCATGAAAGCTTCTGAGACGTTCACTGCTGAAAAGTTTGGCGTATCTAAGCTTAACGATCAGCAAAAATCGAGCGTAATCGAGCTATGTAAGAAAGTTGTTGCTGCTTCTAGCAAAGAAGAATGGACAACTAGACTACAAGCTTGTGTACAAGATTTAGGCAATATCGAAAAGCTTCAACCAATGAAAGAAATCACTGATACTGCTGATGAATTTCTATTGGACGAATATTCTGCGGCTATTTTGTATCATTCTGCTGTAAAGTAATTCATGGCGTTTAAGTATAAGACGAAATTAGATAACATTTCTGTCGCTTGTCACAAAGTGGGCAGCAAAGATTTTCAAATTTCCAAAGCTTCTCTTGATGAGCTGAAAAAGCTCTCTCCAAATATTAACTTTGAAGATAATCCTGATTTATTAGGAGTGTCTTTTAACTTAGCTGTGCCAAATATGGTAAACCATAATGGCGACGGTATTTCAGGAGCTACTGCTGCTAAAATCGCTAAAAGATTTGTTAACAAGTATCTAAATATCGAGCATAACAAGAAACGTGTTATCGGTCATATCACTAACTACGGATTTAATAGATTAAGCGACAATGTCTCCATGACAGAAGAAGAAGCGAGCAAAACATTAGATCCATTTTATTTATCAGTTGCAGGAGTTGTTTATAAAACAGTAGATTCGTCTTTTACTTCTTTGATGATTCGCAATTCTGATCCTGCTGATTCGTTCAGAAACTCAATTTCGGCAAGTTGGGAAATTGGTTTTAGCAGTTATTATTTAGCTGTTGGAAGCGACAATTTAAAAGAAGCGGACATCATTACTGATCCAGAAACTGTTGCAGAATACTCAAAATTTTTAAAAAGTAGAGGCGGCAACGGAAGAATGCAAGATGGCACAGCGATTAACAGAGTTATCGTTGGAGAAATCTATCCGCTAGGAGGAGGATTCACTACAAATCCAGCTGCGCAAGTTAATGGCGTAGTGGCATTTGATTCTAAGGTTTCAGTTTCTCTCCGAGACTCCGAAGATGAAGCTTCAGAGGAGGAGCCGCAAGATTTAGAGATGCAAGATTCATCAAAAGATTACCGTCACGAGGTGATGGCGTTTTTAATGAATAAAAAATCAAATTCCATTTTAGAGATAAAAAATGTAAAAAATATAAACCATATGGACTTAGAAAAACTTATCGCAGAACTCAAGGGTGCTCTTCTTGAGAAAAAGTTCGGTGAAGAAGCTGTTGCTTCAATGACCAGCCAATTCACAGAAGCTATCAAACAAAAAGACACAGAATACCGCGATTCAATCGCTGCCGAAAAAAATGCTAAAGAACAAGCTCAGAAGCTTTACAACGAAACTGTTGCTTCTGTTGAACAAATGAAAGCTTCTTTGGCCGCAACTCAAGAAGAGTTGAATAAAATTAAAGAACAGAAAACTCAAGAAGAAGCCGTTGCTCGCCTCAATGCTCGCGTTAGCGAACTTGATGCTGCTTACGAACTCTCTGACGAAGACCGCAAGGTTATCATTGGCGAAGTTCAAACTCTTGATTCTGTTGAAGAAGCTTTCGCTTCTTACAAAGAAAAATTTGGTGTTGTATGGAAACACAAGAGCAAGGACTTCATCAAGGCGCAAGCCGCTGAAATCGAAAAGAAGATTTCAGAACAAGTTGAAGCTCGCCTCAAAGAAGTTAGCAAAGCTTCTGTTGCTACCGTTGTTGAAACAAAGGTAGAAGACAAGAAACCTGACATTACAGCTGCTCTCGAAAGCGCTGTTGCTACAAACACCGCGCCAGATAGTCAAACATCTGTCGAAATCAACTTCCGCGATAAGTTTGCACAAGCTTTTTCGCGTGAAAACATTAGCGTAAGCTATTCTAAATAATAACAATCAAGTAAATATATAATAAGGAAAACAATATGGCTATTCGTCTCTTACCATTCCGTCAACTCAATGAGTTTGACGTGGTCAATATGTACGCCCTTGTTGACGCTGCCGTTAACGAGAGCACAACAGGCGTTGGCAGCGGTGACGCAGGTGTTTTCGTTAAAGTTTCCGCAGGTAACTTTGACTTAGATCCTGTTTCATACGCTTCCGACTCATACCTCGGCAAAACCGATTATCCGCATATCGGTGCTGCCCAATATCCAAAGGTTAACCTCAAGGTTACACCTGCCGCCTCTGGCGACCTCACAAACTGCCTCGGCATCACTCTCCGTCAAACTGCTAAAACAGATGAAAACGGCGAAAAACTTCTCTACTACCGCCAAAAAGCGGAAGAGCTGATGTGTGTTCTGCCTGGTCAAGCTGTTCCAGTTGCTACTCGTGGTATCTTCTCGCTTGGCGCTGGCGCTATCGACGGTACCCTCACAGTTGGCTCTGGCTTCAAACTTTCCGCCAATGGTGGTAAAGTTACAGGCTGCGCTCACAGTGACGCTGGCAAACTCGGCCTTGTTCTTGGAACAGGCTCACGCACAACTCTTAACGGTGTTGCTGATCAATTCAACGGCGGTTTCGCTGTTGTAGGTCTGCGTATGTAATTGAACAATAAAATATAAAAGGAAAAAATTTATAATGAAAATCACATTAAAGCGCACACCAGAACAGATTGAGCTTATCAAAGCTATGGCTAGCCGCAACCGCACCATCGCTTACGATGCGCAAGTTGCTCTCGCCTCTTTCATCGGACCTGTACTTGCAGAAGTTATCAACAACGCTCCTACACTGAGCAACTTGTTCACAACTCTGCCATTCAATGCCGACGACAATCCCAGCATTCCGCTCGACCTCTACTTCGACATCAATGACGAAGACTATATCACAGTATATTCTCAGTCAGTCGCTGGTGGTCTTCCAACCAATCAAGTTCTCCCAACCACATCCGAATTGAAAGTCGCTACTTACAGCCTCGACAGCGCTCTGTCGTTTGATCGTAAGTACGCTGCCAAACATCGTATGGACGTTGTAGCGAAAACCTTCACCCGCATGGCCCAAGAAGTTCTCTTGAAACAAGAACGCACTTCCGCCTCGCTGGTAATGGCCGCTCTCGCAGCCGCCACCACAAACAGCAAGCAGCACGTTCAAAAAGCTAACCAAGCTGGTCGTTTCCTCTTGGCTGACTTGAACGAACTGCTCACCCTCGCAAAGCGTATCTCCACATCGTGGGCTAACGGTACTCCTGCTGGTGGCGCTCGCGCTGGTTTGACCGACATTCTGGTTTCCCCAGAAATCGTTGAGCAAATTCGTGCAATGGCTTATAACCCAATCAACACCGTTTCTGGTATCACCGCTGCTGGCGGCACAGCTTCTTCAGTTGGCATTCCTGCCACTGACGAAATGCGCTCCGCTATCTACGGTGCAGCTGGCATTCCAAGCTTCTACGGCGTTTCGATCTTGGAATTCGTTGAAATGGGCAAAGGCCAAAAGTTCAACACCATTTTCGACACCGCTGCTGACGCCACCACCTTCACAAAGGCTGATGGTACAAGCTCTGGTGACTTCACTGGTTCCACACAAGAAATCATCGTTGGTATTGACCGCAGCCGCGAGTCACTCCTTCGTGTTGTCGCTACCGATCCAGATTCCAACTCGGAATTCACGCTCGTTGCCGACGACCAATTCAGCATCCGCCAAAATAAGATCGGTTATTTCGGCTCGATGGAAGAAGGCCGCATGATTCTCGACAATCGTGCGCTTGTTGGCAAGATCGTCTAATAGAATAGTTCTTACGAAGCCCGCCTCGAAAGAGGCGGGTTTTTTATTCTCTATACTCTAGAAAAGTGTAAACTGTAAGGTATCATCTAGTATGGAAACATCAACTGGACAGTCTAAAGTTAAAGAAAATCCGAGTCTTATGAGTGCTTTAAACAGCATTCAAGATAAGAACTCTAAGGAGTATCGTGATAAAGTTCGTGAACTAGAAACCGCTTTAGGCGTTAAAGAAGTAAATATTTTTGGCACAGCAAATCGCTCTATCTTTGAAGAAAATTTAGATGAGATGAACGAGATGCAAATGCAAGCGTTGGCGCGTCGTCTTTACATTGATCAATCTGGCAGCAAGCCTATGTTAAAGAAGCGTTTGATGAGGCAGTTTGACACTCAGAACGTTCAGAGTCGTGGTTATTTTTCTCCTCAACCAAAACAAAAAGAGCTATTTTCTGAAAAACAGAAGATTGCTATGAACAAAATCTTAAATGGCTAATATCGAACAAGTAGCAAGCGGTATATTCTTCTACGAATTTGACGCTGATGTAGCAGAAGCTAATATCAGTGTCATTTCTGGTTGGATTACCGCAAACTTAGGCGAAATCAACAACTTGATTTTTACTAATTTCACAGGCGAAGATGCTAGTCTTGGAAAAGAAGAACAAGATATTCTCAAGCATCTTTATATGGCGAGCTACTACAAAAAGAAGTCGAGAAACGTCATCAAATCTATTGGTTCTTCCTCTGGAAACGGAATCTTGTCTTTAAAAGACGAAGACAATACAATTGTGTTTGTTAATACAAACGAAGTGAGCAAACAGTTTCATTCTTTATCGAAAAGTCATATGGAAGAAGTTAACAAACTTGTTTATGCTTATAATTATTATCAAGCAAGACCAACTCAAGTTGTAAACAAGAGTATGTTTAATGATGTTATGGGTTTGGTTGCTACTGGTACAGGTTTCATCATCTACTAAAGTCTAGTTTTAATTAAAATTCAAAAGCGCACCCTTAAAAGTGCGCTTTTTGTGTAAATTTAAATGAACGCTTCTAACAATGTCTGCTTCTACTTACAACATTTCCATAGAAACAAATACAGATTATTCTGTTAGTCTTATACTTAAAGATGCTGGAGGCGTAGCAATCAATCTTACTTCTGCAACAATTGATGCAGAAATAAAACAGAATTATTATTCGCCAACACTTGTTGCTTTTACAGTAACGAAAACAAATCCTAGTATTGGATCAATCAAACTTGCTTTAACTGCTGCGCAAACTGCGGCATTACATCCGGGCGATTTGCAGTATGATGTTTTAGTAAAATTTGATAATGGTACATTTCAAAAAATATTAAAAGGAGTTATTTCGGTAACATCAGGCATAACATCACTCTCATAAAATGCCCGAAGTAGTTGAAATTATTATATCTGGTAATGATGATGGGCCGATTCAAATTATTGAAGCGGATCAGTTCAATCATAACTCGCTTCCTGACTTACAAGGAGGAACTGGTGGTCAATATTATCACTTAACAAGTGGTCAATACAATTTCGTTACTGGTATTTTCGCAGATCAGATTGATCCTACTCACGACGTATTCTTTGAAAAGAATGTCTCTGTCTCAGGCACACTTCTTCTTGGTAGTGGAACAGACAATACTTTAAGTGGTATTCGTACAGCTGCTGATGGCAGTTTTTCTCAAGCTGGTGATGCTCAATATTCCGAATTTATTTTAAAAAGAGAAACAACAACAACTGGAACTTATGAGTTGGCGTTTCCAAATCAAATCAAGAAGTTAACTTTGCCTAATAACACTTCATGGTTCTTTAAAGTGAGAGTTATTGGAAGATCAACTGCTGGTTTAACATCAACGTTTAACGCAGAAGGCACAATTAAGAAAGGTATAAGCGCAGGATTCACAGAAATTGTTGGAGGAACAATTGTGAACGGAATAACTGATGAGTTGGCAGTTGGCGGAATCTTAATCGACGCTGACACAACTTATGGTTACTTGAAGATCAGCGCTTTAGGTTTGGCGGCGACTACAATTCACTGGGTTGCATTTCTAGATTTAATACAAGTAAAATAACAACAAAATCGTGTAAATAATTTAATAACGGAGAATTTAAAAAATGGCTATCTACTATACAGGCTCACTGGTCGGCAATCAAATCAACTTTACAACAGGCTCTGCGTCGATTGTTGCCGCTGACCTTAAACAGTACGTTATCGACCAGACAGTTTCTGGTGGACAAACTGGTTTAACCCCAAGCACAAAGGCTACATTCGACTTTACCACTGGTATCTCTGGTTACCTTAGTGGTCAAGCTTATGACTTGAGAGTTGCCACAGGAATTATCTCCAATTTCACTGGTACTCTTGGCTCTGCTGCTTTCCGCGATATCTCTGAAACTGTCGCGGAAAACGGCACAGGCGTTTCAACGTCTGATTCTGTATGGGATTTCGGCACAGGCTTGTCTGGCTACCTCTCTATCAACGCTGGTAATCTTTACCAAGTTAATGCTTCTAGCCCAACTGCTAATACAGCTAATATCAATTTAACTGGTCGTGTTAGCGGTCAAGTTTTCAATGATTTTGTTCAAGTAGTTGCTGGAACTGGTCTTGAACTTTCTGTTGCTACTGATGCAATTACAATTTCTCACAAAGATACTTCTAGCGTAGCTGATGTTACTGTTGCCGCAGCTGCTGGTTCTGCTATCACTGGTGTTGTATTCACTTTTGACCCATTTGGTCACGTTCTCTCTGCTACTGGTCAAACCGCAGTTATTGTTCGTGATCAAATTGCTAGCGGCGTAACCACAACTGCTCCAAGTGAAGGTTCTGTTCATACTTTGTCTGGTTTGCTGAGAACTTTAATCAATGAATCGTATGCTAGAGATTTAGAAAGCGTAACAAACAGCGGAAATTCTACCACAAACGGAATTACAGTTGGCGATCTTACTGCAAATGGTAATGTGATTCTTGGTAGTGATGCTTCTGATACATTAACAGTTAAAGCTGGTCCAGTTGTTTTCTTAAACTCTGTTCAAAGCTCTGACGCTGTTGTTTTCGGTCCAAACGACGCGACAAAAGTTTCGGCTTACAAATCCGACGCAAATCTTTTAAGACTTGATGGTAGTTTAGTCATTACTGGTAACTTAACTGTTAGCGGTACTACAACCTACATTAACACAACCGAAACAAACATCGGTGATGCGCTAATTACTCTTAACGCTGACTTTACTGGAGCAGTACCAACTGAAAACGGTGGTATTGAAATTGAACGCGGCACAGAAGCAAACACAGCTCTCCGCTGGAACGAAGGTCTTGATCGCTGGCAGTTCACAAACGATGGAACGACATACTACAATATGCCGATCACATCGGAATTCACCATGTACGACCTTGCTGTCGCTGCTGGTGGAACTAATGATGCGATTATCCGCATCACAGGCTCTAATGGCGACGTAAATGACATTACTATTAGCGGCTCTAGCGGAATTCTTGTTACTGACAATGGTTCTAATCTGATTGTTGTTTCTCACGAAGATACATCTGCTGCCGTTAGCACAGTTAGCACAAATACTCAAGGCGTTGTAATCCAGAATTTCACTGGTCTAGTTGATATTTACGGTCACATCACTGGTCTTGGCGTTCAAACAACTGACCTTGACGTTCTTTATCCTCGCACTGGTCAAGTAACACTTGATTACATCACCACAAACGGTTCTGGCACAGCTAACGATCTTGTTATCGGTGGCATTACAGTTTCAGGTTCTGCTCAAGCTAAGTCTGATCACTTTGCAGTTTACTGCACAACTACAGACGACGCAACCACAGAAATGTTCTTAAACGGAACATCTGGACGAGTCACTATCGCAAATAATTCTGCCGCTTCTTTCAAAGGAACAATCACAGCGTTCGATACAACAAACGCCAAAGCCGCTTCTTGGTCTTATGATTGCTTGGTTGCTAACAAAGCTGGTAATACAGCTCTTGTCGCTAACGCTATCGTCACAAAGTTCGCTTCTGAAAGCAACGCTCCTTGGGAAGTGTTCGTTGATGGCGACAATACAACAGATTCTCTAAAGCTCCAAGTTAAAGGCGAAGCCGCCGCTACAATCAAATGGACTGCTAGCGTAATTAGCGCTGTCGTTTCATAAGTGGGCGATGAATTTTGAAATTAACATAAAGCAATATGGGAGTTTACTATCTAGGAGCAAGTCCTCAACAAGTTGATTTTCAAATCGTTGATGTTGATACTGGCGTTTTCTTAAACGCGCAGAGTGGCATAGCTTATAGTTCAACTCGCTTAAGCGGGCAGCTTTCATCTTATTACGCAGACGCATCTAATCTAACTGGAACTGCAAATTTACCTTCTGGTGTTTTTGGTACATTAGATGTTGATTCGTTTATTAGAAATGTATCAACCAAGTTCGTTGATTATACAGTTTCTACTGCTGACGATGTTATTATCTCAAGTTCAGCTGATCCAAAGACAATTAGTTTAATCTACGCTTCTGGCAACGCTGGAAGACAGTTTGTAATCAAAAATAAAGGAGCTGGAACTGTTACAGTTAACGCTTCTGGAGTTGGTCAGATTGATGGCGCAGATACTTATTCTTTGCCGCAATATCAATCTATATCTGTGTTTAGCGATGGATCAACTTGGAACGCTGATGCTGGTAAGCAAGGCATTCAAGGTATTCAAGGCTTGCAGGGCGTACAAGGAACTCAGGGTCCACAGGGAACTCAAGGCGTTCAGGGTACGCAAGGCGTTCAAGGAACTCAAGGCGTTCAGGGTACGCAAGGTTTACAAGGCCCACAAGGAACGCAGGGTGTTCAAGGTACTCAAGGTTTGCAAGGCCCACAAGGAACTCAAGGAGTTCAAGGTACACAAGGCGTTACTGGTTCGCAAGGCTCAACAGGCGCAACTGGAGCACAAGGAACTACTGGAGCTACAGGCGCGCAGGGAACTACTGGTACTAACGGCGCTACAGGTTCACAAGGCTCAACAGGAGCTACTGGCTCGCAAGGCGCTCAAGGAACGCAAGGAAGAACAGGCGCGCAGGGGACGACAGGCGCAACAGGTAATACTGGTAATACCGGTTCGCAAGGTGCAACAGGTTCAACTGGATCTACAGGCGGTACAGGCGCTACAGGCGCGCAGGGGGCGACAGGCGCAACAGGTAATACTGGTAATACTGGTTCACAAGGCGCGACTGGCTCAACTGGATCTACAGGATCAACTGGCGCAACAGGAGCGCAGGGAATTTCTGGCGCAACAATAGACAATACAGAAAGAACTTTATCCCGTTTATCTTTCACGGGTGTTGGTGGAAATTCTAATGTAACTTTTGGAGCAAATCACTATTCAATTGGTCAAGCTGGAGGAGGTTGGGATTATCCATATCCAGATTTAATTATTGGTTACCATACAGGTATTCGCATTGGTGGGTACTGGAATTACGGCGGTACAAGATTCTATAATGATTCACCAACTTCTAATGGTGGTGCCGAAGCTGAATTAATGTCGATAGGTAATGGAGATAATAACGTAAGAGTTCAAAATACAATTTATGCCGCAGTTTTTTCCGATATTAACAATACTGCATATTATTTAGATCCAAATTCAAACTCCAATTTTGCTGGATCTATAAGCGTTAGCCAAAATAACGCTTCGGGTGGAGGCATCATTCTCGCTGATGATGGCGACATTGTTGATTTGAATGACGCTTACTGTTCAATGCGATTTACCTCTGGAGTTCGTATTTTTAGCGCAAATAGAAGTGGTAGCGCGGTTATTAGTCTAGGAAGTAACGGAGCAATCGTAGCGAATTCTAATATTACCGCTTATGGAAGCGCTTCTGATATTAGATTAAAAGAAAATATTGTTCGTATTGATAACGCATTAAATAAGGTAATGCAGATAAATGGTTATTATTTTAACTATACTGGTAAAACTGAACGTATGGTTGGCGTTGTCGCGCAGGAAATTGAACCAGTTTTAAAAGAAGTCGTATATGAATACGAAAATATCGAAACAAAAGAAAAGAACAAAGCTGTTTACTACGGAAATATCACAGCTCTTCTTATCGAAGCGATGAAAGAGCAGCAAGCTACCATCGAATCACTAAAAGACCGCATTTTAGTGCTGGAAAACATTAAAAACTAATTTAAAATATATAAATTTATGGCTATCACATATACATGGAAAGTAACAGGTATCAAGGTAAAAGACGAAGGCGCAAATAAGAACGCTATCGTTCAAACCTACTGGAAAAAAATCGGTACAGACGAAAACGGCAACGTTGGAGAATTCTCTGGCGCTACTCCTTTCACAAGCGCGAACGTTCCTGACGGACAGTTCGTTGCATTTGAAACTCTTACTGAAGCTAATGTTATCGCGTGGGTTCAAAGTGTCGTAACTGGCAGCTACGAAGAGCACGTTAACGAGCAAATCGCCAAGCAACTCGCTAAGAGCGATCCAGTAGAAATCAAAATGCCTTGGGATACTGGTGTTGCCCCTTCTGGCTCTGCTCCAACCCCATAAGTTAGGTTGAGTTTATATAGCAGCTATGTTTTAGCCTTAAATGGTTAAAATATAGTTCGTTTTATGCTCAATTTAACTGTAAATCTAGTTATCGGATTAAGGTAACTATAATAACATGGGTAAATACTACTTAGGTTCTCAATCAGGCGCGCAGGTAAACTTCTCAGTAGCAGATGCTACTGGAGTTATTAGCGACTTGAACTTAAGCGGTCTTTATCTTAGCGTAACTGGTAAAGCCGCCGATTCTGCGAAACTTAACGGAACTGGCGCTGACTATTATCGAAATGCTGGTAACTTAACTGGCTATATATTTGTTGATACAACAGGAATCACAAATGATATTACTGGTTTATTAGATCTTCCTAATAACTACCTTTCAATTACTGGTAAAGCTGCCGATTCTAATCTCTTAGATGGATATGATAGCTCTTATTTTAGAGATGGAAGTAATATTACAGGAAATGTAGTATTAAGCGGCGTTTTTACTGGTCTATTTAGCGGCGCAATATCTCATACTGATTATGTTGATTTCCATACTGGAACAACGTTTGGTTCACTTCCAGCTCGTTTAAAATGGAACGAAGAAGATGGAACAATTGACCTTGGATTAAAAGGCGGAAACGTAGTTCTTCAAGTTGGTCAAGATGCTGTTTCTTATGTATCAAATGCAGAAGCGACAACTCTTAATAAAGGTGAAGTTGTTTACTTATTCGGCGCTCATGGAGATCGCGCTTCTGTAAAAAGAGCTTCTAATTCTACTGAAGCTACATCAAGCAAAACATTAGGTGTTGTATTAGAATCTATTGCTCCAAACGGTGTTGGATTTGTAATGTCTAACGGTGTTGTTGAAGGGCTTTCTCTTGGAAGTTTTCAAGCTGGTGATTCTGTTTGGCTAGGCTCAACACCCGGCACTTTTACTGCAACTAGAGCGCTCGCTCCAAGTCATCTTGTTTTCATTGGTGTTATAGCTAGAGCAAATAACGGTAACGGTCAATTATACGTTAAAGTTCAAAACGGTTTTGAACTAAACGAAATTCATGACGTAAAAATTACTGGTTTAGCTAACAACGATTTCTTAATTTATAATAGCGGCTCTGGTCTTTGGGGAAATAAACAAGCTGATGCTTCAATTATTGTTAACACTCCGTACAGCGGAATTTCTTCAACTAATGTTCAAGATGCAATCAACGAATTAGAAGATGAAAAACTTTCAATCACAGGAAAAGCTGTTGATTCAGATTCTTTAGACGGAAATGATTCAACGTATTATAGAAACGCCGCAAACTTAAGTGGTGTTGCTACTTTACCTTCTGGCGTTTTCAATTATCTTAATGTTACTGGAACTCTTGACGCCGATTCTTTTGTTAGAAACGTAAATGTAAAAACTGGTCACTATACTTTAACAACTAGTGATGATAATATTGTTTTTGATTCCGCTACTCCATATACTGCCACTTTAATCTCAGCTTCTTCTAATGTTGGTCGCCAATTTGTTATCACAAACAAAGGATCTGCGCAAATTACTGTTGACGCTACTTACAATGGGCAAATTGATGGAGCTAATGCTTATTACTTAGAACAGTATAAGACTCTTGTTTTAATTAGTGATGGCGCAACTTGGAATTCTGTTGGTGGTAGCCAAGGCGTTCAAGGCTCTCAAGGATTACAAGGCGTTCAAGGAACTCAAGGCGTTCAAGGAACGCAAGGAGTTCAAGGAACGCAAGGTGTTCAGGGCACACAAGGTATTCAAGGCACTCAAGGAGTTCAAGGTACGCAAGGAATTCAAGGATTGCTTGGTATTCAAGGAGCCGAAGGCGCGCAAGGCATTCAAGGAATTCAAGGTGTTCAAGGAACAACTGGTATTCAAGGATCTGCTGGTTATATCGGCGCAGACGGTTCTCAAGGCACTTTTGGTTCGCAAGGCACACAAGGAACTCAAGGAATTCAAGGTCTTCAAGGACTTGAAGGCTCACAAGGAACTCAAGGAGTTCAAGGCGTTCAAGGCGTTCAGGGAACTCAAGGCGTTCAAGGCGTTCAAGGATTGCAGGGCGTTCAAGGAACACAAGGAATTCAAGGCACTCAAGGCTTAGAAGGCTTACAAGGCGTTCAAGGCACACAAGGAGTTCAAGGAATTACTGGCGCTCAAGGAGCAACAGGCTCACAAGGAGCGCAGGGAACTCAAGGTATTCAAGGCTTAGAAGGTGCGCAAGGTACACAAGGAGTTCAAGGAACACAAGGAATTCAAGGATTAGAAGGACTGCAAGGCGTTCAAGGCACACAAGGAATTCAGGGCGTTCAAGGCACTCAAGGCGTTACTGGTTCTCAAGGTGCAACAGGCTCACAAGGCACTCAAGGCACTCAAGGAGTTCAAGGAATTACTGGATCACAAGGCGCACAAGGTACTCAAGGCGTTCAAGGCACTCAAGGTGTTCAAGGCGACAGAGGTATTGAAATTTCTACTTCTGCAACTGCTCCAGTTTCTGCTGAAGCTAATGATCTTTGGTGGAATTCTTCTGACGGTAATTTAAATATTTATTATAGCAGCAATTGGGTAGAAGCTTTCTCTGCTATCGCTGGTCCACAAGGAACAACTGGTGGACAAGGTGTAACAGGCGCACAAGGAACTGCTGGAACATTCGGCGGCGCTGCTTTCGATTATACTTTCAGCGACTCAACAACTGACGCTGACCCAACATCTGGTAAACTTCGTTTAAATAACGCTCTATTCTCTTCTGCTACTGAATTATACATTAGCCAAACAGACGATTTAAGCGTTTCTATATACAATTTCTTACAGACCATTGATGATTCTACTTCTGCAATCAAAGGTCACTTCTCGATCACTAGCAAAACAACTCCAGCTAATTCTGTTTTATTTAGTATCACTGGAAGTCATACTCATGCGACAAATTACTTTAAAGTTCCAGTAAGTAAATTATCTGGCGTAAATTCTTTCTCAAACAACGAAGACATTGTAATTACTTTTGCTAGAACTGGTGACGTTGGTGACGCTGGCGCTCAAGGTACACAAGGGTTGCAAGGCGTTCAAGGGTTGCAAGGCGTTCAAGGGTTGCAAGGCGTTCAAGGGTTGCAGGGCGTTCAAGGAATCCAAGGAGAAACTGGTTCGCAAGGAGCAACTGGTTCTCAAGGCGTTCAAGGGTTGCAGGGCGTTCAAGGATTGCAGGGATTAGAAGGTGCTCAAGGCGTTCAAGGCGTTCAAGGAACGCAAGGAATCCAAGGAGAAACTGGTCTACAAGGAGCAACTGGTAGCCAAGGAACACAAGGAGTTCAAGGAATCACTGGTCTGCAAGGCACGACGGGATCACAAGGAACTCAAGGCGTTCAAGGAACTATTGGTTCTCAAGGAACTGCTGGTTACATTGGCGCTGATGGCGCACAAGGAGCAACTGGAACAACTGGCGCTCAAGGATCGCAAGGAATTCAAGGCGTTCAGGGTGTTCAGGGAGTTCAAGGCACTCAAGGTGTTCAGGGCACGCAAGGACTTCAAGGCGTTCAAGGATTGCAAGGCGTTCAAGGCGTTCAAGGCGTCACTGGCTCGCAAGGCGCTAGCGGCTACGTTGGTTCTGATGGCGCGCAAGGCTCCACAGGCGCGCAAGGCATTCAAGGCTTGCAAGGTGTTCAAGGTCTTAAAGGAACACAAATAACAACATCTGACTCTGCGCCCGGCTCTCCAACCGTTAATGATCTTTGGTGGAACTCCACATCTGGTACATTGATGATTTATTACTATGATGGCGATACTTTTCAATGGGTAGATGCTGCTGCTGGCGCAGTTGGTTCGCAAGGTGCAACAGGTGCTCAAGGTGCAGTTGGTGCGCAAGGCGCAACTGGTTCACAAGGCGCTCAAGGAACTCAAGGAGTTCAGGGAGCTAACGGCTCGCAAGGAACAACTGGAGATACTGGTGCTCAAGGCTCAACTGGCGCTCAAGGCGTTCAAGGCATCACTGGTACGCAAGGTATCACTGGTCAAACAGGCGCTCAAGGAGCAACTGGCGCACAAGGAACTTCTGGAACAAACGGTTCACAAGGAACAACTGGTAGCCAAGGAGCTACTGGTACACAAGGAACAGTAGGAGCACAAGGAACAACTGGTGCTCAGGGCGTTCAAGGAACTTCGGGAGCTTCGATTCTTGGTACAGCGAATACTTGGGCAAATACAAATGCGTTTACGACGTTGAGCGCGAGCAGTTCAATCAGCGGTGCAGTTGGAGCATATTTTCCTTCTATTTCGCCCGCGCCATCTGGCTCTAATCTAGAAGTAGGTTATGACTCCGGCAGCAACATTGGTGTGTTACAGGCTTACAATCGCACAGGCTCTGCTTGGCGCGATGTCGGAATGTATGGGTTGACTTCAAAACACTTTGCCAGCGGTTCCTTGATTGGCACATTCTCCTCCACCGGCCTCGCCGTGACCGGGGCGTTGTCGTCTACCACAGGAGCCAACTTTGCGACGAGCAGCGGCAACGTCGGCATTGGGACGAGTTCGCCTTCTGGATATTTGGCAAACAAACTTGTCATAAATACAGGCACTGATTACAACAATGGCATAACTATCGCTAGTGCATCAAATAGAAATGGCTCAATCTGGTTTGGTGATGGAACAACGGGCAATGAGTCGTATCGTGGCGGCATTGATTATCAACACACCACAGACACATTGTATTTATACGCAGGTGCTTTAGGTAATTTCACACTCACCTCCACTGGCGTCGCCGTGACTGGAACAATTAGCGGTACTGGAGCAAATACATTTGTTTCAACCACAGCAAGTGGTAACTGGGGATTTGTTCACAGTAATTTTTATGCGGGTCAGGGTGGAAATGTATATAGCAAAGGTTTCAGCAGCGGAGCCATAGGCATCTTTAATGGAAGTGTCACTGCCCAAGATATTTATTTGTACAATCAGAACGACCCAGGCGCCGGTATTCTTGTATTAAAAGCCAGCGGTAACGTCGGCATTGGGACGACGAGTCCTACGTCTAAACTGACAACATATTATACAGGAATTTACGACAGTAATACTACTCGGTTTGTTGACATTGCTGGTGAGTTTTTTGGAACTGATCCATCTTCAGCCACTAACGCGGGAGCTTTTACTGGCATAAGAATGGGTAACATTACGGCTGGAAAATACGCCATGATGGGCGCGGTTTCTGAAGATAATTTAGGTTTTTCAAGAGCGAATGGTTTATCTTTTTGGACATCTCCGCAGGACACTGCGCCAATCGAGAGGTTGCGTATTAGCAACGCTGGTAACGTCGGCATTGGTACTGCGAGTCCTAGCGCAAAACTTGAAGTTAATGCCGGAACTGGAACTCCTGCATTTAATAACGGAATTGCAATAGTAACAGGTAATAGTACATTTACTGATGGTCACGGTGGCATACTTCAGTTTCAAAATGAAGATGTGATAACGGCAGCAGTTAGAGGAATAAGAGAAGCTGGTTGGGGTTCTGCGATAGCTCTATATACCCATAATACAAGTTCCGGAAATACATTTGGCACTACTGTCGTAGAGAGAATGCGCATCGACAGCAGCGGCACTCTGCTGGTGGGGACGACAAATACTGATCCAACATTTAACCGTGTTAATGGCACAAACATTACGAGCGATGGAAGAATTTATGCGCGAGCTACTGGTTCTTGGGACTTAGGTGCCAATAGCTCTACTCCAATTCATATTGCATTTTATACAGACAACGGCTCTGCGCGGGTAAATGCTGGCTCAATTAGTTCGTCTGGCAGCACCACAACCTACGCAACCAGTTCCGACTATCGCCGCAAATCTAACGTCCAAGACCTTACTGGCAGCGGCGCGTTTATCGACGCTCTAAAACCGCGCACGTTCGATTGGGATACTGGCGACAAGGGCGTTGGTTTCGTTGCTCACGAATTTGCTGAGGTATCTCCTTCGTCTGTTAGTGGCGAAAAAGACGCCGTAGATTCTGACGGCAAGCCTGTCTATCAAGCCATGCAAGCCTCCTCATCTGAAGTTATCGCCAACCTAGTTGCAGAACTTCAATCCCTACGCGCCCGCGTAGCCGCACTCGAAACCAACTAATATACCTATTAGAAACTAACAGAAATTAATGTAAAATAATATAGTATGGCCGTTCCAATTTCATTTCCCGCAAACCCGACTGTAAATCAAGTCTATACTAACGCCCAAAACAAAAATTGGCGCTGGAACGGTACGTCTTGGAAAGCTTTCAACAGCTCTTTCTTTGATACTACAAATGCGGACAATATTGTAACTGGAACACTTGCTAATGCGCGAATTCATTCAGTATTAACTGGAAAGACATATAACGGAATTTCGCCAACAACTCATACCACCGGGTTCTCTGTTGCTGGTGGAAGTGAAACTAGCAAAACTTTAACTGTTCGCAACACTTTAGCTATTCAAGGAACTGATAATGGTTATTTGGATATTGGAGCTGGTGGAGTTCTTAAGAGCGCCGCTTTTACTGATGCTTCGCAAGGAACTACAGGCGCGCAGGGTACGCAGGGCGTGCAAGGCACTCAAGGAGTGCAGGGAACTACTGGTATTCAAGGGTCGCAGGGCGTTCAGGGGTTGCAGGGAGTTCAGGGTACTCAAGGTATCACTGGCTCGCAAGGTGCGACAGGATCGCAAGGAACTGGTGGAACAATCGGCGTAAATGGCGCTCAAGGTTCAACTGGAGCTACTGGTTCGCAGGGTACTACAGGAACAACAGGAACAACAGGAGCTACAGGCTCGCAAGGTGCTCAAGGAACGCAAGGAAGAACAGGCGCGCAGGGAACAACAGGAACTACTGGTAATACTGGTAATACTGGTTCGCAAGGCGCGACAGGCTCAACAGGTAATACTGGTAATACTGGTTCTACTGGCGCAACTGGCGCAACAGGCGCACAAGGAACTTCGGGTGCAACAATTTTAGGTAACACTCAAGCTTGGAGTGCGGTAAATTCTTATAATTATCTTAGTGCAAGTGGAATTGCAAATAGTTCGTTTAGTATTGGCACTTCCGTACTTGGTGGCGTTCATATTAATCCAGGCGGTGGGACTGGTGGAGGAAATTCCTACGAAGGCGCAATTACTTTCGGCGTTGGTAACAATGCAGCTGCTCAAGCTGGTATTTACGTAAGTAATAACGGCAGTGAAGGTACTCATATGGCTTTTGCTACTACGGACAGTTACGCAACTGGCCCGCAGATTGGTTTGAGAATTATGAATACTGGTTATTCATATTTTCCAAGAAACTATGTTGAATCTGCTGGAAGTTTTCGCGCTCCATTATTTTATGATAGTAATAATACAAGTTATTATTGTGATCCAGCGAGCGGAACTAATCTTAATGGAACATTTGTAAATAATGGCGGAACAACAATGACTGGTGGTTGGAATCGCAGCATGCTTTTGTCTGCCACGTTTCCAGTTCTTGTATTTGGTTCTAATGCTACAAAATTTTCGGGAATAGGTGTTGATTACAGTAGTGCCGCAGCAGGAATGTTTTTCTGGGTTAACGGTTCCAGCAGTGATATTAGCGGAACTGGAAACGTAGCTCTTGGTATTAATACTGGTAATTATGTAACAGCTTATGGTTCATTCCGCGCACCAATTTTCTATGACAGTAATGATACAGGATATTATTGCGATCCAGCCAGTACCAGTAGATTAAATGCAATTACCTATACTAATATGTATAGTTCGGCTAGTTCGGCTTACGGGTTTTTTGGAAATAATGTTTATACAGATACTGTAAATTCTGGCGCTGCTGGTGATCCATTGGAATTATGTTATCATACAGGAGCTTATACTACTACATCTGGTAGTATGCGAGCGCCACTTTTTTATGATAGCAGTAATACTTCATATTATTGTGATCCTGCATCTACATCAGTATTGTATAGAACATTAACTTCTCATGTTTCTCTAGATTCAACGCGTGTTGTTGCTCCAGGAGGTGGATCATATACAACTCAATCATCCTCTATTACTGGTGCGATTAAAATTAAACTTCCAACAGCCAAGCTTAATTCAAATACGATGTTGCGTTTTACTGTTAAAATTTACCAGTATAGCACGGGTTTATGTCATGAATTTAATATTGGTGGATATAATTACAATGGTGGTCAATGGTATAATGTATTTGCAACTCAAGTTAGCGATGGATCGACTTCTCCATATACCGTAAGATTTGGTTATGATTCGACTGCAAATTGTATTTGGATAGGAGAAACTGGCAGTTCTTGGTATTATCCTCAAGTTTTCGTAACCGATTTTCAAGCAGGATATTCAGCAATTAATAGTGATTGGGCTGACGGTTGGGAAGTCAGTTATGTAACTTCTTTCAATTCAGTAACTGAATCTAGAGTAGCTTCAATGGCGTTCACAACCAATAATGGTTCTGGAACAACATTATATGCTACTATTTTTTACGACGCTAACAATACCGCATATTATGTAGATCCAACTGATAGTTCCACTTCTATTCGTTGCGCTGGGAATATCACAGCTTATTACTCCGACGAACGCTTAAAAACCCATTTAGGTAAAATTGAAAACGCAGTTGATAAAGTCAAAACATTAGAAGGTTTCTATTACGAAGCTAACTCTATCGCTCAATCTTTTGGCTATAAAGTTAAACGTGAAGTTGGCGTAGGCGCACAAGCTGTTCAAAAAGTTCTTCCCGAAATCGTTTCAGAAGCGCCAGCTTCTGCGAAATACCTTACGATTGATTACTCAAAGCTAGCTCCTCTTCTCATTGAAGCAATTAAAGAACAACAACAACAGATTGAACACCAACAACTCCAAATCGAAGAACTAAAAGCGTTAATTAAAAAATAATTTAAAATGGCCCTTAATTTCCCAACATCACCAGAACTAAATCAAGTTTATACCAGCGGCACCCGGAGTTGGCGTTGGGATGGCTCGTCTTGGGTCGCAAACAATAGCGTAACGAATATATTAGGCTATATCCCGGTTAATAAGGCGGGCGACACTATGAGTGGCGGCTTAAATGTGCCAAATGTTAACGCTGTTACTGTTACGGCGAATTCTAGTGGATTTAGCATCGCTGGTGGTAGTTCTTCGTCAAAAACTTTAACTGTTTCAAATGGAGTAACTATTGCTGGAACAGATGGTTCAACTTTAAATATTGGCGCTGGTGGAACTCTTTTAAGTGGCGCTTTTCAAGCTTCTTCGCAAGGAACAACTGGCGCGCAAGGCGTGCAAGGAACAACTGGTTCGCAAGGCGCTCAAGGAACAGATGGAGTACAAGGAAACACAGGCGCACAAGGCACACAAGGACTTACTGGACCTAATGGCATACAGGGCGCAACTGGAACTCAAGGCTCTACAGGAACTCAAGGAGCAACTGGCGTTCAAGGTTCAACTGGTGCTCAAGGAATTCAAGGAATTACTGGTTCGCAAGGTGCAACTGGAACGCAAGGAGCAGTAGGTTCAACAGGCGGAACAGGAGCAACTGGCTCTACTGGCGTTCAAGGTTCAACTGGCGCTCAAGGAACTTCGGGCGCATCTATTTTAGGAACTAATAACACTTGGACTGGAACAAATGCGTTTACTTATCCGTCAGGCACCGCAATTATTTCATTAGATAGTACAGCTTCTTTAGGTACTGGTACTGGACTCAGCCTTGCTTGGAGATCGTATTCAAATTCGGGAAATAGTATTCTAGCAACAACAGCTGCTATGAGAGGAGCTAGAGAAAACTCTACTTCTGGTAATTATGCTGGTTTATTTTCTATATATACCACAGATTCTGGTGGATCTAATCTTGAGCGTTTTCATATTAATAGTAGTGGAAATGTTGGTATTGGTACGACGAGTCCTGCTGCAAAACTCCATGTCAATGGTGGTGAAATTTACGTTCAAAGCACCGACTATGGTCGCGTAATGTTTGTTCGTGGTAGTACTAGCATTTGGGCTGTTGGACCAAGAAACACGGACGATCTTTACATTCGCCGCGAAGGTGGGTCGGCAAATGTGATTTTTGATGGTGGCAACGTCGGCATTGGCGTAACCGCACCAACAGCTTCCTTACAGGTTGCTTCGTCTTCTGCTCTTGCTGCCGGTAATCCTTCAATTATTTTGCAAGGCTCAAATAACACAGAGCGGATTAGTATCCGCAGCACATCCGCGTCTGTATTTGTTGCTCAATTTGCCAATGGCACACTTGCAAGCCCAACGGCTGTAACCACTGGCAACTTTCTTGGTAGCTACCAATTTGGCGGATATGCTGCAACGCTTTGGACTAGGGGCGCACAAGTCTCTGGTTCTGCCGCTGGCACATGGACAGACACAAGCACCCCAGCAAATATAGTATTTGAAACAGTTCCCTCAGGCTCTACAGGATTTTTAGAACGTATGCGTATCGACAGCAGCGGTAACGTCGGTATTGGAACGGCAAGTCCTGCAAATAGATTATCGGTCGCTGGTTCAGGTACATCGCTATTTCACTTTTTAGGCGAAGGTAATACATATTATGTATTACGTTCTAGAAATAGTGCAGATAGCGCGTTTGCTGATTTAGTATTAAGAACTGATGATTTTGTAATAGAAGCAGGAACTTCTGGAGCAGTAACCGAACGTCTTAGATTAGGAGATACTGGTAATTTTAATATAGATTCAGGAACATTTTTTGTTGACGCTCTAAATGACAGGGTCGGCATTGGTACGACGAGTCCTGCTTATAAATTACATCTCAGTGGAGGTTCTGATACTCGTATTCAAATAGACGCAACCTCTACTCAAGGATTTTATTTTACAAAGGCAGGAACTAATAACGGAACATTTCGCGTAGATACTGACGGTAATTTTGAGTTTTACACCAAGACGGTTTCCCAAGCAATGGTTCTAACGGCTGCTGGCAAAGTCGGCATTGGGACGACGAGTCCCGGAGCAACATTAGACGTAAACGGAAACGGACGTTTTATACAAAACGCCGCAGCGACGACAGGAGCAATTATTCTTCGTCAAGCCGCAGCAGATGCGGAAGGTTCATTCATTCAGTGGGTCAATAATGCGAACACCGTTGAAAAAGGTTGGTTTACTGTAGATACATCTAGCAACATGAAATTTGCTACGGTTTCTACCGAGCGGATGCGTATAACTTCGACAGGCAACGTAGGTATTGGGACTAGCTCACCTGGTAACTTTAGATTGAATGTCACATATAGTACAGGTAATTATGCGCCTGTAGAATTTAGCGGACCAGGAGTAGCGGCTTGGGGTATTGGATTAGTTGTGCGAACAACTGGCGGCACTGATGGTGCGGCAATTTTATTAAGAAACCGTGACGTAAAAAACTGGCAAATTCGTGGTGAAGCTAGCGGAACAGGATTTCATATTACAGAAGATGGTGGTGATGGAAATTACGGTAGCGGATTCGGTACTGCAAGATTGACGATTGCTGCTGGCGGCGCTGTCAATATTCCCGGTTCTCTTTCCAAAGGTTCTGGCTCATTCCGCATTGAACATCCACTACCTTCAAAATCCGAAACCCACGAACTTGTTCACTCTTTCATCGAAGGTCCACAAGCTGATCTTATTTATCGCGGTAAAGCAACACTAGTAAACGGTGCTGCATCCGTGAATATTGACACCTCCGCCACTATGACAGAAGGCACATTTGAAGCTCTCTGCCGTGAAGTTCAATGTTTCACTACTAACGAAAGCGGTTGGACTGCTATTCGTGGAAAAGTTACAGGCAATATTCTCACAATTCAAGCTCAAGATTCTACCTGCACAGACGAAATTTCTTGGATGGTAATTGGCGAACGCCAAGACAAACATATGATGGATACTGAATGGACAGACGAAAATGGTAAAGTAATTGTTGAGCCTTTAAAACCAGTTAAAGAATTAGCAAGCGATAGTGAAACAACAGAAACTAATTCTTAAAATACACCAACAACACAACAAAAACTTATTAGATAAAAACGTTGTTTAATTAATAATAAATAAAATGCCACTCCCGGTATCACCAAATCCAATTTCCCTTAACCTAGTTAATTTAGAACTTGGTCTTGCAGGAACAGCGACGATTTCAATGAACGACGCTGCTGTGCGTACTCTTGCTGGTGTTGGCGGCAGTGGCACAACGATTTCTATGAGTAATTTGCATGGAAAGAGTAATTCTATTTCAGCTACTGGTGGCACAGTAACTACAAGCGGCGGATATAAGATACATACATTTACTTCTTCTGGAACTTTCTCGGTTTCATCAGTTCCTTCTGGAGCTACAATAAGATATTTAGTAGTTGCTGGAGGTGGCGGTGGCGGTGGAGCTTCTGGCTTTTTCGGAGCTGGTGGTGGAGCTGGCGGATTAAGATATAGTGGGTCATACTCAATTTCGGCTGGAAGTTACGCTGTAACAGTTGGCGGCGGCGGTGGTGGAGCTGCGCGTGGTGACGGAGGATCTGGAGCTACTGGATCAGGATCTTCTTTTGCCTCTATTTCTAGCTCAAGCGGTGGTGGCGGCGGAGCTTACGGAAATAACGGAGGCGGTAACGGAGGTTCTGGCGGTGGCGCTGCTCAATCTCACGCGTCTATAGGCTATGCTGATGGAGGCGGCAGCGGGAATAACGGAGGAGAAGGAAGTCCATGGGGACGCGGCGGCGGTGGTGGCGCAGGAGCTGTAGGCGGAAACGCTATTGATGGAAATCTTCAAGGAGGAGCTGGCGGATCTGGTCTTTCTTACGATATTTCAGGAACTAGTACAGCTTACGCTGGAGGCGGTGGTGGCGCTGGATATTATGTTGGAGGAGGCGCTGGTTCTGGAGGTGGTGGCACTGGTGGCGTAGGGCAAAGTGACGTTGGCGCAACAGCTGGCCAATCTGGAACTGGCGGTGGTGGCGGTGGCGGAACAAATTCTAACGGCGGACAAAACGGAGGTTCTGGAGTAGTTATCATTAGTTACTTAGGAGCTTAATAAAAATTTTATGGCACACTTCGCAGAAATTAATTCGCAAAATCTAGTATTAAGAGTTCTTGTTGTTCCTGATGAAGAACAGCATCGCGGACAAGAGTTCTTAGCTAGTGACCTTAAACTTGGAGGAACTTGGATTCAAACAAGTTATAATGGAACTATTAGAAAAAATTACGCAGGAATAGGAGATACCTATGATTCTTCTAGAGATGCTTTTATTTCTCCTAAACCGTTTCCATCATTCGTTCTAAACGAACAAACTTGCAGATGGCAAGCTCCAGTGCCATGCCCAAGCGGAGAACTTCATGAGTGGAACGAAGCTTCTTTAAACTGGATTTTAGTTCAACCTCCTGTTTAAAAAAATCTAACCAATAAAAAAGCCCCGAATTTCTTCGGGGCTTTGTTGTTTATGGGGTATTTAGTTTAGGAAGCTGTAGCAACGAAGACGCCGTTTGTGGAGTCTTGTGGCGCACCGATCTGCGATGTGAACACGAGATCAACTGTCTTGTTGTCACCAAGCGAAGAAGACAAGCTTTCACTAACGAGCTTGGCATTTCTGATTTGGTAAACAAGTTTTTCAGCATTAGCTGGATCTCTGAAAGCGAATTTCAAGGTCTTGAAATCGTCGTTGTTAACCAACGAGAAGAGATTACCAGCAGCTTTCAAGTCAGCAACAATAGCGGAAACGTTAACGGTAACTTCAACTGGGAAGTCGATAACCTTAGCGTAGCCGAAACGATTGCCGAGACGTTGAAGTGTGGTACGGCCAATTGGAATATCAATCGAGAAAGATTGAATATGCGCAGCGGAATTACCAGAGTCAACGCCTGTTGGCATATCAACGATAATTGGATCAACCAATTCCATTGTAATGTCGCCGGGGCGAAGAGCAGAGAGACCTACGCTGCCAGTAGTTGGAGCAGGAAGAACGAACTGATTAGAGCCAGTAGCGCTAGTTTCTACAGTCAAAGAAGGAAGAGTGCCGCTGTTGCCTTCAACAACATTGATATTCAAACCTTCAATTGTGACTGAAGCGGTAGGAATGCTACCAACAGCTGCTTCGATACCGTATTGGGTAACGAAACCGTTGCCGATTGTGATGGTGCTAGAAGCGGCACCAGTCAAAGTGGAGCCAGCAGAACCAGCAGCGTCATTGCCTTCTGGAGCGGTGAAAATGTGGAAGTTACGACCAGAAACTGTTGCAGTGTCGTTTGTCTGTGTAGAGTCAATAAGACCGCTAATAAAAGACAAAGTTGTTCCGACGCCAGTTCCTACGCTGAAACCAAGAGCGGTTTCGTTGTTACCTGTGGTCAGGTAATACGAGAAGTCAAGGTTAATTGTAGGTGGTTCCAAGATGATAGCGTCAATACGAGCAAGATTACCAAATTGGTTAATATCTTGACGAGCGACAGAGAAGCCATAGTTGGCCGATTGTACACGGTGCAACTGCTTGATGTTGTTAGCCGCATGAGTAGCTGTTGGTACAAGAGTACCATCGCTAACGAAAAGGGCTTCTGATTGATAAATTACTCTATTACGTGCCATAAGTTTTAAAAGTTAAGAGAAGGTTTAAATACTTTACATTCTTTTGCCTAGAAATGGAATCCTTATGCTCTAGGGTATCTATATTGGGTGATTTCAAAATCAATAAAGCCAATATAGGTTTTTACATTAGACGATCTTGATCTAGTGTCTTTAAGTTTAGACACAGTAACGTCGTCTATAAACAGCTCAACAGAAGGATTTGGGTTAGCGTAGTAATCGCTGTAATTGTACGGATAAGATTTAAGGTCGCCGTATTCAGTTAAAGGATATTCGCCAAAGTCTTTTTCGGTAAATACTTTCTTTTGAGTGTCTGCAAAAAGCGACAAGACCCCATCTAAGTGATATGGATTGTCAGTGAAAACAACGCATTTCATAATAGAGCGAGTTTCGTCTTCGCCGCCAAAAGAGAAAGGTTTGTTTTTGATAGAATCAGAAACAATGAAAACAGCAGGAATAATCTCGTCGTAAGGCTGAATATAAGTTCCGCTACGAGGAAATTTGAGGTTTTCGTCAAAATTGTTCTCAATGATAAGATCGTCTTCATCTTCATTGCTCATGTAGATGCTAAAATCTTTAACAGAGTAAGCTCCTGTAACATTAGCTGTGGCGGCAACTCCAGTAGTTAAAACGCGGCCATTAAGATAATCCATTACCAACCCGCCGCCCCTAGGCTTGAAAACAGAATTGACGAATACACCAGAGGGAACAATTGCTCCAGATACACTGGAATCAAAGACGAATTGTTTATGAGAACTTCCAAAAACTTTGTAGGCAGTTGATATTCTTGGATCTTCATAGTTATAAAATTTACCTGTTTGATTTGAGAAAGCTTCGCCTTCGCTAAGAAGGTGATGGTCAAACCACAAAGCGAATGAAGTGGCTACGTTATGTTGGTATTGTGGTTTCATCTAGTTGAGAGAATTTCTTTTCGTAGCGGTTGAGAATGTCGCTAATATATTTTACATTTTTAAATCGAACTTTCGAGGCAATTTTTGATTTAACTTGAATAGCCGGGCCAGAACGAGATTGTGGATAGTTTTTCTTTTGATTATAAAGATACCAACCTACGCCAGAAATGCCAGTTTCAATGCCTTTGGCCCAGCTTCTGCCTTCGGCCCAAGGCATAGGAGTAACGTCCCAAATGTCTTCTGGAGCTGGCAGGTAAATGTTCCAGATTGGACCATCATCAGTTAATGTGCGAAATCTAATAACTGTTTTATCAAATTCTCGCTTAATAGCGTCAATAGGAGAAGTGCCAGCTTCAAATCCAATAAAAGTAAACAAATTGCCATAGCCACCTAAAGTGTTGCTTGAGTTTGACGCTCCTACGCCAATTGAAATCTCTTTAGTTATTTCATGATTCATTAGCTCTCTAATCATCTCAGCTTTAATATTATTAAAACTTCTTTCGATCTTTTTATCGAAATCTTCTTTAACTAATTGGGCAACTTGCCTTTTAACTGACTTATCTAATTGAAACGCCATAAATTATTCGTCAACAGGAGACAGTAAGAAAGAATAGTATTGTGGGCCAAACATACCATAAGGCTTGTAATCAGAAGCTATAGAATATCTGCGCCCATCAAGATCAACTTTTCTAGCTTCTTTTAGTTTAACATAAGCATCATACTGAACTTTGATTTTAACAGAGCCTGTTGGATAAATAACTTTTTGTTGATCTAAGGTACCCGGAAACACGCTTTGTTCATTTGAAACATACTTGATTCTAGCTTTAAATGTAAACGACTGAGGAGTTAAGCTACTGTATGCTGTGTTATCTAAATCTCTCTTGTAGAAGCTGTTGTAGGTAGGAGAAGTAGATATGATAACAACTGTTGGATTCATGATAACAGTAATTTCACGCGAAAATGTTTCATGGATATCATCCATTGCGGAATTAATAAAAGATTTCTGTGTAGCAGAAATGTATGAAGTCGCCATATTTTACTTTACACTTTGGATTTTAAATGTAATATATAATAAGGCAAAAGGATATGACAGGCAAAGAATATTTAAATGATAAAGTTAAGGTGAACACCTCTGATCTGTTCAAGAGGATGCTTGGTATTTTAGAAGATATTAAGCATGAACATGATAGGCAATTTGCTCTGCTATACACCTCTGCCCCAGATTCTTTTAAGCCAGTTGTGCGCCAAGCAAACTATTTAGACGAAGATCAAATGAGTTGGTTACGCAAGCGCGTGCTAGACATGGGCAACGAATCAATCAGAAAGATGTCTTCCGATTTGGAAGTTATCAGAGTAGAATTTCAACACACATTTAAACAATGAAAGAATTATTCGATTTCACAGTCATGCTTCCAAAAGAAGTTGATGTCACAGAAACAAAAGAAGAAAATGGTCAGACCATTACTATTACTAAAAAAGTAACAGAAGAAGTTCCGCATCGCGTAGTTTTTAAGCAGCCGTCGCGCAGAGATATTGAAGACTCTGATCTTCAATTCAGCATTGAGCTTTCTAACTGCGTAAAGAAAGGCATTCTCACAAAAGGTATGTTGCTTAAAAAGTATTCTGATACTGGAGGTCTTTCTTCACAAGACGACTCACAGCGTTTAAGTAGTCTTTACGCCGCAATTGGTAAATTACAACAAAAGTATATGTTGATGAAAACAGAAGATGGCTCTGAATCTTTAGAGAAAAACGACGTTCTTCAACAAATCGCAGTTCTGAGAAAAGAAGCTGTTGATCTTGAAACTGTTTATCTTTCCTTCTTTAACAATACCGCTGATACTATTGCGCAAAACAGCGTTATTCGCTGGTTCTGTTTGAATATGACTCATAAGCAAGTTGCGAATGGGCCAATCGAACCAATGTTTAAAGGATCAACGTACGAACAAAAACTAGACTCTCTTTCGGATCTCGATGAAAACGGCGATCCGCTGTTCACAAAGGTTTACACTAAACTGATTACGTTCACTTCTTTTTGGTATTTCAGTAAAACAGTTTCTAAAGACGACTTCAAAAAACTAGACGAAGACATTGCAGCGGGAAAATTTGAGTGAAATAGACCTATTTATTAGGTTTACAGAAATCATTAAGGGCTACTCAACGGCTGAATACCGTAGTAGCCCTATTTTTGTTAAGCATTTAGGCTGCAATGAAAAAGCTATTTTTGATTTAAGGTACAAACAGTTTCATAAGATAGCGGTAGATAAGGGGATACCTACAGAAGAACAGTCGTTGGAAACTGCAAAAAAAGAAGGTTTTTGGAGCGATAACGATGAAGCAGAAATCGCTAAAATTCAATCTTATATTGAACGGTTGAATGTTACTAAAAAAAATCTTTTTAAATCTTTAGAGATTAAAGAGATTCAGAAAGTAATAGACGAGCAAAAAGAAAAGTTGATAGCTAAATTAACAGAAAGAAGAAGCGTTTTAGGAAAAACTGTAGAAGAGTACGCTTCAAATAGATCGAGCGACTATATTATTTACGAGTCTTTTTACAAAGACGAAGAATTGAAACAAAAATTTTTTTCGATACAAGACTTTGAGGATATGTCTTACGAGGAATTAGTAGAGTTTATCTTGCTTTATAACACATTCATGCACGACTTTATGGATATTAATATCCAGAAAACTGTTCTGATGGACTTCTTTAATCAATATTTTTTGGTACTTGATTATCCGACAGAATTCTTTGGTTTGCCTATGGTAAAACTTACTGATTTTCAAGTAAGAATTATAATGTATGGTAAGATATTTAAGAGTATATTTGACAATGTAGAGAATATTCCTGACAATATTAGAAAAGACCCTGAAGCTTTACTAGCGTATAAGGACAAATCTACCGCTAAAAAAGACTTTGATTCTAAACACGCTCCAAAAGGAGATGTTAGCGCATCTATGGTATTCGGCGCAAGTAAAGAAGATATGGACGATAACAACATGAAGGGCACTTCTCTTAATAAGTTGATGAAAGAGAAAAAAACTCTTAATATGGAAGAGCTAATGAAATTACATGGCGAAGGTTAATCTTTGAGTGTAAAATACTCAAAAGGTTAAAGGATGGCAAACATACTATCAATTCAAGGAAAAGTTACTGGTATTAATGAGTCTGTTCAAGCGCAAGAAAAGGCGCTTAAGCCGCTTAATATACAAGCTAATGTTAAATTAAATGAAGGGTCATTAGGAAAATTATCTCAGCCACTTGGAAGGGTTACTGGGCTTGCTACAGAGTTTGAAAAGTCTATCGCAGCATCTAATGCTCGTGTTATCGCCTTCGGCGCTTCGGTAGGTATCATAAACGGTATTCAAAACGCCTTTGCAAGCCTTGTAACAACGACAATAGAAGTCCAAAAAAGTTTAGCTCAAATCGGTGCCGTTAGCGGAAAAAGCGGAGATGAGCTTAATCGTTTCGGTGATAGTCTTTTTGAATTGGCGAAAAATACTGGACAATCATTTAAAATAGCAAGCGAAGCCGCCGTTGAATTCTCTCGTCAAGGTTTAAGTTTGCAGGAAACCTTATCTAGAACTAACGATGCTTTAACGCTGGCTAGATTCACTTCTTTAAGCGCGGCTGATGCTGTTGATGTTTTAACTGCTGCGGTAAATTCTTTCGGCAGTTCAGGATTAACAACCTCAGAGATTTTAAATAAATTAGTCGCCGTAGATAGCAAATTCGCCGTTTCTGCTGCTGATTTAGCTAACGGTTTATCTCGCGCTGGATCTATCGCTCAAGATGTTGGCGTATCTTTTGACGAATTAAACGGCATAATTACAGCCGTTCAAGAAAAGACTGCGCGTGGTGGCGCTGTAATTGGTAACGCATTTAAATCTATTTTCACAAGAATCAGATCTGAAGATACGATTCAAGCTTTACAAAAAATAGGCATTTCTTCGGTAGATGCTGCTGGCAACGTAAGACCAGTCGTTCCAATCCTTAAAGAATTGGCGTCAACTTTAAATACTCTATCTGGCACAGAAAAAATTCAAGCATTAGAAGCGGTAGGTAGCAAATACAACATCAACATTTTAAATGCTTTACTTCAAGATTTAAATTCTGCGGAAAGTCAATTTGATAAATCAAAAACAACATCTTCTAATGCAAGTAGTGAAGCTTATCAAAGACAAATAGAATTAAATAAATCGCTAGATGCGATAATCAATAGCGTTTCTGTTTCCACGGATAAATTAGCAAATTCAATAGGACGAATTGGAGTATCGGATAATTTAAAAGGTTTGTTAAACTTTTTCGGGGATTTAGTATCGTCAATTAATAGTGTTATAGATTCAGAAGGAATTGGGGGAAATATAGCAAAAGGTTTAATTAGCGGCTTAGGAGGAGTGTTTTTTAAAGTAGGTATTCCTGTATTGACTGCTTTGTTTGTAATATTAACAAAAAATATTATTCAGTTCGGGGCTGAATCTTTACAGACTATTCTAGGATTAAATTCTAAAGTAAAAGAAAGAGAGGCTTTAGAGCAAGCGGTATATAATACATTGATTAGTAACGAAAGCGTAATGCAGCGGATGAACTCTCTTGCTGGAGATAGAAAAGCGCAAGAAAAAGCTTTGTTGAAAATTTATAATGATCAAGAAATTGCTTTAAAAAAGGTTAGAGATATATCTGTCGCTCTTGCCCCAGCTATTCAAACAGGTGGATTTAGCGCGACATCAGGGAAACTTGTAAAGAAAGGCTCATCTGGATATTTACCAGCTCAAGAAGCCGCCGATGTTAGCCGTGGAGTTGGAGGAGCTAGCTCTTCATCTAAAGTAGTTTCTATTCCAAATTTTGCTTTTGGTGGCGGCAAAAAGGGAACAATGATCGCTAATACTAGCGAGTATATTGTGCCTAATTACGCTAACGGTGGATCGGCTATCTTTAACCAAGATATGATTAGATCATTTGGCCTTCCTGCTGGAGCTAAAAAACTCGGAGCAGCTGGTGGATACGTTCCAAATTTTGCTAATGAAATAGGAGTTAGACCAGCATCTACTATAGCTGGAGATGATTTTGAAGAAAGAGTCCGTGATTATTTGGGCGTGCCTGAAACAAGAGGATCGAACGCAATTTTTGATTTTTATCCTGGCGATTTAGATAAAGCCCCTCAAGACAAAAAAAATGCTTTAGGTGTTAAAGGATCTTGGGGAGATCTTAAACTTAATTTTAATGAGTACGCTAGAAAAAGTATATTAGCCAAATTAATAAACGGCAACCAAGATACCGCTCCAGATAAAATAATAAAGGCAACAAAAGCTAATAGACAATCTATTTCGCTTAACGAAACTTCACAAATTGATGGAGCAACTCTTTTTTATAAAGCTTTTGACAATAATCCAAAACAAGGACAATCAGAGATTAAACAAACATTGGGGACAATTTTAAAAGAAGGAAAACAATCTACAAAACTTTTAAGTTTATTTGATGAAATTAGAACTGATCCTGGCGCTGTTAAAAAAGTAGGTATGCTAAAAAATAATGCGGGCAAAAAAATGTCCAGCATAATGGTAAAGGCGAATTTAGAAGAAAACGCTATTATTGATCCTGAGTCTTTTCAAACAGGAGCCGCTTCATTAGGTTACATTCCTAACTTTGCAGACCCATTAAAAGCTGCCGTTGAAAGAGAAATGGCGGCTGGATTAGATCCTTCTCAAATCCGCATCACAAAAGACGCAAGATTAAAAAATGGAAAAAATCCAGAAGGATTTGCCGTCATTAACACAAGAGACGAACCAGATGGGAAGATTCCAAATTTTGCCGACGATAAACCAGCTCAAGGCTCAGGAATGTTTGGGGGTAATAGAAAAGATAAAAGAGCCGCACTAAAAGAGTTAGATTCAATTGCAGGACAAAAAAAAGAAATAGAGTCATCTAATATTTTAAGCGACGCAAAGAACAAACTAACTAAAGAAATTATTTTAAGTCAGATAGCTTATAGAAATGGATCAATTAACGAAAATAATTTAATAGAAAAGATAAAGTCTTTATCTGTGACTTACGGGTTAAACGAAACTGCGCAAAAAAATCTTTTAACAAATACTGAAAGTTTTATATCTAAAATAAAATCAAGTCCAGCGGCAAATATAAAAAATTTGCCATTCCCAAGTTTAGAAGGAGTACCTGTTTCAAAAACAAGCAAAGCAAATAAAGAGCCACAAGAATTTAATCCTACAAAATTTTTCGCATTACAAGCGGCAGCAGTAGGAGCTACATCAGCAATGCAATCTTTAGCTAAAGAAGGATCAGGAGCTGCAATGAGTTTAGAAGCTGCTGGAGGAGTTTTAGGGACCGTGTTTACGGGGCTTTCTTTTATAGGCACGAAAATAAATCCTTTGGTTGCCGTAGTAAGCGTTGCGACATCTGCTTTTGCTAATTTAGCTCCAGTAATAGGCAAATATATAAGTTCACTAGAAACAGAAGGAGAAAGATTTTCCAAGCAATTAAAAGAATTGGGCGATCAGGCCAAAAAAACAGGAGAAGAATTAACTGCGGAAAAGATTTTAGGTTTATTGGGGGATGCAAAAACAAAAGGAGAAGAAGCTAAAGAACAACAATCCCTTGAACTACAAGTTTTAAATCAAGCTAACAGTTTAGGAGTAACATCTAGCAGCGGGGATGCTAATGGTTTAAGTGAGTCAGAAATACAAAATATATTAAACGTACTCCGAGCAATGGGGGGCGTTGAAGGCGTTGGGATAGATAAAAAAATAAACAAAGATATATTAACAAGTTTTCTAACACAATCTACAAAATTACAGACAATTCCTAGCCCAGAATTAGGAGAAGAACTTAAAGTAAGAAAATTTGACTTAAATGCTTTTAGAGAAGTTTCAAGGAGACCTTTGGAAGAAGTTGTAGCAAAAGCAAAAAAGAGAGCTGAAACAAATATTGATTTACGTGAATCGGGCGGAGTTAGAGAACTTCAAAAAAGAGAAGTTATTTTAGCCAGACAAGCAGAACAGGAGTTTTTAATAAACGACGCTTATCAAAGAAGAATTAATACGTTAGACGAAGAATCTAAAAAACTTAGAGAGAATAATTCAATTCTTACTGAAAAACAAAAAATTGAAAAAGAATTAATAAATTCGCAACAAAGAATAAACGCGGAAGCGAAAAAAGAAAGAGAATTAAGTATTTTATCTGTAAGAACTTCTCTTCAAAAAGCAAAAGAACAAGGATCTCTTGTGTCTTACAAGCCATTGGTAAAAAATAGTCCATTTATAAATAGAGAATCATATGATCAAGAATCAAATTTTAATATAAAATCAATATTAAATTCGGATTTTTCAAGACCTTCTTCTGTAGCTAGGAAGGGTTCTATTTCTGCGTTAGAAAACCCTTTTGTAAATAATAGAAAAATACCTATACCAAGATATGGAGATGATTTAGGAAAAGATGCTAAAGGGCCATTAGAAAATTTATCTGACGATACTATAAAACAAATTTTATCTAAAATTAACCAAGGAGAGGGGCAACAAGCGGCGGCTAGTTTAATACCTGGTTTTGCGAAAGCAAGTATAGAATCTCAAACAAAAGTTTTAGATAGTTTAAAACCAGCAGCTGAGTCTTTAAGAAAAGCCGATATCGGAGAAGCGAACAGGTTATTTAAAGCTGCTATTGAAAAAGCTATTCCTCAAACAGATAAGAATGCGAAAGAAATAGAAGGTTTAAATAGCATCATTGCAAACTCAACGCAAGCTAATGAACTGTACGCTCAAAATGTAGAGTTAGCTGCCCAAAAATACGAAATCGACGCTAAAAATAAAGCAATCTCTGCTCGTATTGAAGTAGATAACATGGCTAAAAATGCTAAAGTTGATGACGAACTAACGGCATTTAAAAAAGTTACTTTGGAGCAGTATAAAACAGGTTATACCGAAGATGTAAAGCGAGCTAATATCGCTAAAAAATTAACGGATGCAGAAGACGCTTTAGTCAGATCAGAAAACGATAAAAACGAAAACAACAAAGTTGATGTGGCTTTAACGAGACAAAGATTTGGTGCGGAAAGAAACGAAATCAGAAGAAAGATTACTATTCAAGATGCATATAATTCTCAAATAAGTCAATTGGCTTTAGATCAAAAAGTAGCAGATGAACTTAGATTAGAAAAATCTAGTTTAATTGATGCCACAAGAAAGTTAACGGCTCAATATAATAATTTAGCGGCGGTTACAGAAAACGAAAAAACTAAAATATCAAATCAATTAGGTAGTGAAATTATATCTACAATATCTAAAGGAGACGCTTACTCTGGAACTTCAATTAATTTAAGGGAACAAGCCAAAGCTTCTGTATTAAAACAAAATCTTAAAGGTAAAGAATTTAAAGATCTTTCTTTGGAAGAGCGCTCTAACTTAACAACTGGAAAAGCTAACACTATCGGACAAAACCTGAGAATCGAAGGTTCTGGTTTATTAGATGAAGCTAAAACATTTCAACAAATACTTGGGCAAGATACCCCAAAAGCATTAGCTGACGGTTTAACTGAAGCTATGAAAGTTGGTCTTTCTGGGGCCGATAATATTGGAGAAGCTTTACAAAATGTAGCTAAATCTTTCCTGCAAACAATTCAATCCGCAATGTTAGAGTCTGCCTCTAAAAATATAGTTGGAAGTTTTACTGCTGCTATTGGAGGATCTCAAGGAGGATACGTTAAAAAATTCGCTACTGGCGGTATGGTTACTGGCGGATCTGGAATCCGTGATGACGTACCAGCAATGTTAAGCGCTGGTGAATACGTTATGCGTAAATCTGCCGTTCAAAAATATGGCGCGGAAAATATCGCCAAGATGAATGATGGTGGCATTTTTCTTCCTGGTGTTCGTGGTGGATCAGCAATTTCTGGATACGATCAATTATCTAAGTTTGCAAATCAAACAACAACAAGCGGCGCTACTGATATATTGCAAGGAACTGGATCAACAGCTTACGCTAATCTTGAAGATCAAAGCTCTAGACTCTCTAGATTTGGATTGATGAACGAAGATACTATTAAAGGAGAAGTTACTAGTGCTCAACAACAAGGTTTAGATCTTATCGCTAAGAGAGAAGCTTACAGAACACAGCAAAGAAAAGCTATGCAACAACAGATTATTTCTACCGTGGCTTCTATTGCTGTTGCTTATGGAGCTGGAAAATTAAGATCAGCAATGAAGACTAAACCAACAACGAAATTAGATTATGGGCAAAATAATTTTAAAGGTGGAATTGAAAATTTAAACAATACTGTTTTAAATAATCAAGGATTGGCAAATGCGATTCCAAATGATAAATTTGAAAGTTTATATTTTAATTCTGCACCTCGCGTTGGAGTTGGAAATGCAATTGGATATAGAGGAGGAGCATATGGCGGAATGATCGCTGGATTTAACAATGGTGGCGGACCAACAGATGATATTCCAGCCTTATTAATGGGCGGCGAATACGTTATGAATCGCGCCACCACCCGTAAGTACGGCAAACAGTATCTTGACTCAATGAATACTGGTCGCGCTAGATTTGCGGATGGCGGCGAAGTTGGCATGGACGCTACCGTAGAATCGTCAGACTCTAAGGCAAAAATTGACTCTAAAACAGGAACCGCAGTAAACATTAGCATTAATGTTTCTGGCAGTAGTTCTTCTAGTGAGTCACAAGGTCAAACATCACAAGGTGGCGTAGATTATAAGAAGATGGGAGAACGGATTAAGGCTGTAGTGCTTGAAACCATTAACGAAGAAAAACGTTTAGGGGGAGCACTCAGAAGTAGATAATGAGCAAAAATTCATCAGTCTCTAATTACGATAATAGTTTATACATTAGCGGCCACAAAATATTTGGCGTTAATAGTGTTAATTTTGGCTACTCTCTTCCAGTTGACCATGTTAGTGTCATTGGTTATTCAAAGTTTAAAACCTTCACTTCTAGCGCGCCGCAATCTTCTTTAAGCGTTCAGAAATACTTATCTCCTGCCGATTTCTTTTTAAATTTTACAGGATTAAATCCTCTAGTTGGAGGAGTAGATTATAAAGGAAAAAAGTTTGGCTTTAATTCGGCTTACCTTACATCGTATTCAGTTGCCGCTTCTGTTGGCAATTTCCCAAATCTAAATGCAAGCTTCTCTATATTTGGAGACGTAGGAGATGAATTTGGAGGAAATGGAGCTTCTGAAACTGGAGCTTTGAGAGTCGTAAGGCCCGGTGATATTAGAATCGAGTGCGACGGAAGCGGCACTAACAGAATTGAATCCTTTACTTATTCGTTAGAATGCAAAAGAGAAGCTTACTATCATCCAACAGGTAGCGGCGCAATGGAAGTTGTTACAGTTAAACCGTTTAAAGTAAATGCTGATTTTACTATCGGCGTTGATGACTATGAAGCTAAAAGGGCTTTTGACTACTTGTTGAATTCTAATAGTAGAAAGATTACTATAGAGATAGGCTCATTAGCTACATTTACAATGGACAATATGGAGCTTATATCAGAAACTTTAAATACATCTTCTACCGATGATTTGGTGATAACTCTTACATATCAAGGATTCATCTAATGTCTTTCTTTTACGATAGAGATCAAAATATATCTGGGTCTATACCTGCAACGTTAGACTATACGCCTTCTTATGGCGCTACAGTTGAATTCTCCGCAGACTTGTCGGCATATACTACCACAGATAACTATCTGCACATTATGCCAAAAGGATTGAATCATTTGCAAATGAAAATGAATCTTCCGTTTGAGAACAAAAAGCAAGAAGATGCGCGCAAAATACTTGGTTACATTGAATCTTTAAATGGTACTGGTCATTTCTTATATACTGATCCAGCTCAAATTTATAAACCGATTCGTATGTTTTGCGACAATATCGAAAACTCATTTAATGAAAACGATCTTCATACAGTTAGCGTATCTTTGAGTTCTGATCAAGCTGCGTCGTTGTTAAAATGGGACACTGCTTACGTTACAGGTAGCAATATGAAAGGCGAGTATTCTGCTGGAGTAGCTTACTCTAGATTTGATGTAGTAAGAAATATCGCCGCAAATGCAAACAATTTATACGATTCTTTTTACTATGTCACTGGTGACATTAGCGTAGGCGAAAATACTGCGATCTCTAACTCGAAATTTACAAAAGAGTTTTTCTTTCAGCCAACTTATCCAGCTCAAGTATCAAAAGAAACATCTGTAATCAAAACAGAGCTGCCGTATTCTTTCACGAAAAGAGCTGATTTCGGAATGCACGCTAATGTTTTAAAATCATTAAAACTAGATTTCAAAGGAATTTCGGATAACGAGGCTAGATGTATTTTGCACTTTTTATGCGGTAAACAAGGATATAGAAAATTCCAATATAAGTTTCCAAAGATTTACGATCAAAACAAACTCTTCTTTTCAAATCAATGGAGTCACACGTTCGTTTACAAAAACGTAAATGATATTTCTTTAACTCTAATAGAAGATCCGCTTGGGGCAAGAAAGGCTTACTAATGAGAAAACTAATTTCATACGAAATGGAAATGATGTTTGTTGGTTCGCGGGATGCGTTCGTTACTGCGAGTAACACTGGCAACGCAGTTTCTCGCTTAGACTTTATTCAGAGCTATGGCTTTTCTTTTAATATGGATCGCCAGCCGTTAAAGCAGATTGGGTCTTCAGCGTTTGCTGCAAGACATAGCCAATTATCTCCAGATGTAGAATTGGACGTTTCTTATTTATTGAATGACGGATGGAATGAAAAACATTTAGGATTAGATTTTACTGATAACGCCTACACAAATCCTTTATATACTATTTTAACTGACGATAAAGATAGAAACTTTTATGTAATGATAGCTAACGATCAAGCTAAAGATGCTGTAGCTTCTTTTACTCCAACTGATTTTAATGTTTTGGGAATAGGTAATACGTATTTAGGTTCTTATAGTATTAGAACGTCTGTTGGTCAAATGGCCGAAGTTAGTTGCAAATACGTTGGCGCTAACGCGCAGATTACGAACTACTCAGCTACAAATTATGTTCCAGCCGTAAATACAGCTCTGGCGGGAGAAGACTCGCAAGCGCAAAACAAGAGATATGGGTTTAATTTTTATAACGCTTCTAGACCAACTAGAATTCAAAACGCATTTACTGGAGTGTTTGATGGAGGTTGCCCTTACAACTCAACAAGTATTGTCGCTACAAACAACAGCGGATCAGCGGGAATTAAGTTTGGTTTTGTATTCGATAATTTTCAATCGTTAGATATTGCGGTTAACTTAGAAAGAAAAGCTCTTTATGGATTTGGCAGCAATTATCCTTTTGCTAGAAAGATTCAAAAACCAATAGTGGGAACAATGTCTTTGGATTCTATAGTGAATTCTTTTGATGCTGAAAAGCTTAATGAGAAGTTCACGCAAGAAGATGTGTCCGCTGCTGGTTATGATTTTGACATTTTGTTTAAAAACTCCAACCAAGATAAAAAACTAGGAGTAAAGATACAGAACGCCAAATTAGATTCGTATTCAATTAATGGTCAAATTGGCGACAAGTCTATAATTCAAACATCTTGGTCGTTTGAGATTACCGAATCGACAGGTATCTTAATATCTGGAGCTTACAATCAGCCAACGTTAAGCGCGATTTATACTAACGAATCTATCAATCCTTAATGTAAATATAAGTATGAGCAAGAGAATAACAGAACTTCCTTTGGCGACTCAGTTAAACAATGAGGATCAATTCATATTTTATAGCAATTCTGACAAAGAAACGCAAAGAATCAATGCTGGAATTTCTCTTAACGTTATCGCTAATAATCTGCCCAGCGTATTAAAGGCAACAACAAATGCTAGCTTAGGTATAGCTAATGCTGCCTTGGCTGACGCAAAAGCGGCTGAAGCTCTTGCGAACGCGGCAACCGCACAAGCATCAGCAGAAGGAGCGCAAACATCCGCAGACGGAAAAGCTAAAGTTTATTATCAGTCATCGGCTCCAACTGGCGGAACTTATAACACTGGAGATATTTGGTATGATACTGATGATAATTATAAAATATATGTAAGATCAGGATCATCTTGGGTTGCTAGTTTTGGGCCAATGCTTAAATTAGATGGAAATAATAATATTTCTGGCCTTTTAAAAGCAGATGGAACAGATAAAAGTTTTGTTTTGGTTGCTGACAATTTTCAAGTATGGAATGGAGTTAGCGCTGAAGTTCCATTTGAAGTTGTAGAAGATCCATCAAATCCTCCTAATCAAGTAGTAAGAATTAAAAACGCTCAAATTCAAACTGTTGATGCCGGAAAAATAACTTCTGGTTTTTTATCTTCTCAGGTTCTTGAATTAGCCAACGCAAACGCTTATTTACAATCAAGTTCTTTCATTGAAACTTGGACTTCTGGTAAAGTTTTTAGACAAAAAAGTTTAGGCAAAGCTACTCCTAGCGATCAATTGCAGTGCAAGGTTGAGCAGGCAAATGGAACGTTTATTGTTTACGATTGTCTTTCTACTCACACATCGAGTGGAGCTTCGTTTCCGGGTGTTGGCGGGCTTTGGGCGCAGACTTCTACGCAGCCATCCGCGCAATCTATTGGCTTTAGAATTGTTGGCAATGGTCAAGCTGAATTTAATGGAGTGTCTGTAAGAGGAGATGTTTTAGCGTTGACTGGTTATTTTGGTGATAATAAAAACGTAACTAAAATTGGAGCTAATGGATTAACTATCGGAAATCAAGGATATATTAAGTCAGACGGAATCACCTATGCTGCAACAGCTTTTTCTGGTAATGGATTTTTCTTAGGTAACACACAGGGAGAAGGACAAGAAAATGCTTATCAATTTTATATTGGAAACGCGGCTACGAGTAAATTTTTAAGATGGGACGGAACTAATTTAGTTATCAACGGTAGAATAGCTACTGGAAGTGTATTAGGTGATTCAAATTCAGGCAGCTCTGTTAATAGCCAAGGCGGTTTAATTATTGGATCTACAATAGGAATTAGAAGAAACGTAGATGATAATGTATTATCAATAACAGGAGGAACCGATAACTGGGGCGCAGTTGGCGCTGATAATGGCGCAGGACAAATAGATTTGGTTGGCAAAAACAGTCTAATAGGAAATGCTGGAGTTGTTCAATTAATTGGCGGAAAGGCTCCTACTGGAGACATTCTTTTAAGAACTTGGTTAGGAACTGAAAATTATTTTAATGACTGCTTAACCGCCAGTAGAAATGGGTCTGTAGGTATAAATGATACAGCGCCATCTAATTCAAATGGAATTAAACTTGACGTTTACGGAAGCATGAGGATAAGAGAAGGTGTTGTTTATTCAACTTATTCAAGTCCATTTAATGGATATACTGTTGCTCTTAACGATGGAGCCAATAACATTAGATTTAAATATGACGATGGTTTATACGCTAAGATTAATGATAGTGAGCCTATATTAATTGGCGAAGGCGGAGAAGGCAATCAAGGCAATCAGGGCGAACAAGGCTTTCAAGGCTATCAAGGCAATCAGGGCGAACAAGGCGAACAAGGCGAACAAGGCGAACAAGGCGAACAGGGCGATCAAGGCTTTCAAGGCTATCAAGGCTATCAAGGCGAACAAGGCGAACAAGGCGAACAGGGCGATCAAGGCTTTCAAGGCTATCAAGGCTATCAAGGCGAACAGGGCGAACAGGGCGAACAGGGCGAACAGGGCGAACAGGGCGAACAAGGCGAACAGGGCAATCAAGGCTTTCAAGGCTATCAAGGCTATCAAGGCGAACAGGGCGAACAAGGCGAACAGGGTGATCAAGGCTTTCAAGGCTTTCAAGGCTTTCAAGGCTATCAAGGCTATCAAGGCTATCAAGGCGAACAGGGCGAACAGGGCGAACAAGGCGAACAAGGCGAACAGGGCGATCAAGGCTTTCAAGGCTTTCAAGGCTATCAAGGCTATCAAGGCGAACAGGGCGAACAGGGCGAACAAGGCGAACAAGGCGAACAGGGCGATCAAGGCTTTCAAGGCTATCAAGGCTATCAAGGCTATCAAGGCGAACAGGGTGAACAGGGTGATCAAGGCTTTCAAGGCTATCAAGGCTATCAAGGCTATCAGGGCGAACAAGGCGATCAAGGCGCAGCTGGCACTAACGGTACTAACGGTACTAACGGTACCAACGGTTCACAAGGCGATCAAGGCTATCAAGGCTATCAAGGCAATCAGGGCGAACAAGGCGATCAAGGCGCAGCTGGCACTAACGGTACTAACGGTACTAACGGTACCAACGGTTCACAAGGCGATCAAGGCTATCAAGGCTATCAAGGCTATCAAGGCTATCAAGGCAATCAGGGCGAACAAGGCGATCAAGGCGCAGCTGGCACTAACGGTACTAACGGTACTAACGGTACCAACGGTTCACAAGGCGA